TTGAGTGCTGAGCATAAAGGATCCAACGTTAATACCATCCCGGTAGTACATCTTCCCGGCGGTAAATATCGGTACCGCTGCATGCTTATACGCAGTTCCCTTAATTCTCCAGATGGCGAACGCATAGTTCTCACCATTATATTCGAATGGAAAGTTCGTGGTATCATCGCCACCTTTAATACATACCAACGCATCAGCGATAGGTTTCCAGCTTGCTGGATTTCCGTCCTGCCACACGAAGGTTGCTTCTGGGTCAGCTTCGAGTACCTCCGCCTTCGTATTGAAAATGCGAGGGATTTCTCCGCTGTCCCATTCGATGTTCTCCTCGAACATTTTTCCGATACGGCAGATGGTAATTTCTACCTCTTGCTCCCCATTACTGATCTCGGTCTCACCGTCTAGGACAATGGTTCCTTTTTTGTAGGTCTCAGACAATGCTCCAACCCCCTGTGCAATTTGCAGCTTAGGAAAGCTGATATCGCTAGCGTCGAAGTCACCCACCAGACCCGCGCCGGGAGCGATCGCCAAGGAAGCTGTTGGACTCCCCTCAATGATATCGCCTGTCGCGCTTGTTATTTCAGTCGTTTCGGACTGTGTTTCAGATAATGCTGTTTTAGCCATTTTATTTTTCTCCTTTTTTACTTTGTTATACTTATGTTAGGTAAATGTTATACATATTGTTTAAAGGTTCTGGGATTTACGTAGGTAAGGACTACGGTCCCGATCTTCTTCCGCGGGAAGCACGCCAGCTTCCTCGAGGCTTAGCTCAACAACACCGCGAGCATTCTTTTTCTGACCACGCTCCAACTTCTCAGAATACTTCTTTGCGAGCTTAGTTAGACTGACGCTGCATGCTGACATGAATTCGTCTGGTGTCATTAAATGCTCCAATGCATCATAAGCTTCCTGCGCATCCTCAATCTTCATTACTGCGTTTCTGTAATGTAAATCATACCCAGGTATCTCCTCACCGTTTTCAACAGCCAGCTTCAATGCCTGCTTCTTCGCGGCTTCTTGCCACTTATTAACCACAGATGCTACATTTAGCATCTTAGATAAAACCACAGGATCCTCGACCTTTTCAGGAGCGTAACTACCCCACAGAGTCATCTCAAAATCGTCTACACTTTCGCTGTACTTCTTCGCTAATGGCAGAAGCTTGTCGGATAGGGCGGGGCATTCCAACTTGTGCTTGCAGTATTTGCAACCCTCAGTATTCGGAATTGCCTTCCTGTCCTCAGCCTCAGCGCGAGAGACAATCAGATTAATACGAAGACGGATATCTTCCATGTCTTCTTTCGTGTAGTCGTGTTTCAGTACTTCATCCCGTCGCGGGATAATAAAGTGAACTGTAGCAGTCTGTAGCTCAGGGAATTTGTCCATAACTCCCAGGAGGTACGCCTGCCCTTGTATGTTCATGTCAGCATCGTCGATTTCTCCGACGCCGAATTTAAAATCTACTATGTCTACATGAGTACCCTTAATAATTACTCTGTCGACTGTCCCGAAAATCCTACTCATACCAAACCTCCATGTTGTCTTTAAGAAGTCTCATTAATTCTTTTTCCATTTTGATCGCGTAAATAGGAATGATATCATCAGTAGTAATGATACAGATGCCGTTACTACGCCGTAAAACCCCAGTAGCCACAACAGGACTTCGATCAAGGAGAAGTTGGAGTCGGTATTCATTACTCTTCTCCATGGCGGATTGAAACTCGCAATTCTTTATAGATATCATCTGCGACATCCTCCATTGGTTGAATGTAATCTAAGCAGGATACAACCAAGCGAATCTGCTCATCGCTTAAGCCATCCATGTTCCCGGTCTCCGCAGCCGAGTGAAGCATAGTCCCTTCTTCCGCGAATGGATTTGTCTCATCGCTGCTTCGATAGCTTGGACAAATCTCCACATATTTCAGTGTGCTCGGTCCAAGCTCGTGGTGATCTTCCGGACTACTCATCGCAATCAAGCCCCCATTCATCAGCCAAAATGTGCTGGTCAACAGTCGCAGGGTGAAAGCCGGAGGACACGAGCAGTCCCTTGATCGCTTCAAGAGTAGTCAAAATATCTGAATCATCCGGAACATCTGTGGTCACGGTAGTGTCTCTATTAATTATCGTTATTCTCATCACCTTCCTTATTTTCGAGCCCTTCATTATCATCCCTCTCCGCATCGATACTAGCGAGATAGGCCTCAAGACCTTCGCGAAGGGCGATAGAAACATAGTCATCATCCGTGGCAACTTCCTTACCCCACGCGACCATGGTTTCCTTCGTAGAATCCTCCATCTCAAGTTCCATGCCAACATATGCTTCATCCCACTCCCTCACTATGCGTATGACCGGTAAATCTCCGTCTATTATTTCCTTTAATGTTTTATCAGGAATCCCCATCTTTTCTGTCCTCCTTTTTGTCTATGGCTTTAGCTATAAAAACTAACATCTCATGGATCTGGTTAATCTTTTGCTGAAGGCCGTGTATTTGCATCTGCTGAAATCCGAGATACTTAATTACTGCGTCATCTTCGGGATTAACTTTAAGTTCGTGGTCGAGCATTGCGGTCACTCTACCTGCAAGAACTCTAAGCTCTTCCTTTTGCTGATCCGGTAAGTCTTCCAAGGTATTTACTACCTGAAAGCTGCTGTTAAGGATGTCCTCTAATTCAGGAAACTTGTCAAATTCGGGGTCAGGCTCGTTAAAGAAATCAGGATTAAGTCTCATAATGGTGTGTTGTTTGTGGTTGTGAGTTAGCGCCGATTGCAGTCGGCTGTTCATATTGTTCTACGTTTGCAGAACAAAAGCAATCATAAAAATGGTCTTTCCAAAGGTTTTTTTTCGGGTGAGCATTCGCATCGGCAAATCAATTTGCACCCAAGTCTACGGGCGAAAATTAAAAACCGGACGGTTTGTTCAAAGACATATTTTACGAAACGATATAATTTATATTTCATACTATCATTAATTATAAAACAGGGTTGAGCTCATCATCATTGATGAGGTCCAGATTGTTGAGCTTCTTCCGAACGAGCTGGCAGACACGCATTTCAACCGTTCCCTCAGCAAAGACTATCTTCTGAATTGCAGGAGTCTTAGCACCCGCACGATGGATACGACCCAATGCCTGGCGGAAATCTATCGCACTAAAGCTGGGCGAGATAAGAGATACACGCGGATGGTTGCCGTTCTTATCGTGCAGAGACAACCCCGTACCTCCCGCCTGAATCGTGCAGAGCATGATACGGGCGACATCGTTCTCGAAGCCAAGACATTGAAGCTCGCGCTCCGTTTCTGTCTGCCCGCCATGAACCATACGAATCTCGCACAGACCAGCCAGACGCTTCAATAATGCCTCCATGCTCTGACGGAAATTTACGAAGATGACAACAGAGTTACCATTCTCGTACGCATCCCTGGCAAGATCTTCGAACAATGGAACCTTTAATAATTCCACCTCCTGCCGAGCACGAAGCTGGGCGACAAGCGGGCTGTCACTCTCATCATTACTCTTCTTCTCCTCAAGCTCCAAAAGCTCATCCTTTAGATCATCATAGATCTGAGTAATATCATCAGCGGCACTAAGATCATAGCCATCAGCCATGATTAAATTATTGGGGAAGGAGCCGGGGGGCAGATTCGCAATCTTGATCCTGCTCCCCCGTCCTTCCTTATAGATGTGGTCGTGCAGACGCTTAAGGACGGATTTAGCGTTACCAAACGTCAAGCCACCGAATACGCCACGCTTACATCCATTCTTTAAGCACCAGCGATACCAACCACGATCATCATGCATATCTAACACATAACCAAGGGCACGCATTTCAGTTGGATTAGAACAACTGGTTGCTCCCAAACACAAAATCTTAAGGCCAGCGGTTTTCGCCCGAATCATCATCTTTGCATTCTCGCTCTTCGCTCCTTTGCATCGATGATCCTCGTCGAAAATCATTAAGACAGCAGCTCGTCTAAGACGCCACTTATCATCACGGTAATACTCTGTATTTCCGCGACGCATCTTCTCATAGGTGAAGACATATGGCTTCTTATAACCGAACTTCTTAGCCGCTTCCTTCCAACTAGGAACGACAGCCTTAGGGCACAGGACGAAGGGCTCAAGTCCAAGGACGTTGGCCACATGCAAAGCGACATATGTTTTACCGGTGCCGGTATCCGATCCATCCTTAGCATACCCATTTAAGGCGACAGAGGTGACCAGATTACTGGCGTGCTCCTTCTGCCAGTCAAACAGATCCGGGGAAGTACTGAGTTCTGTCTTTGTCGTCATTTTGTTTTAAAACTCCTAGCCAATCGCTCTCCTTTAAACCTTCGCGAAGATTCAATGATCGAATGTGCTTCCACATTTTTCGCAGTGCTTGTTCCTCGATTTGTCGAACCCTCTCGCGCGTAACTCCCATGATCGTACCGATCTCCTCAAGAGTGTATTGCTTACCTCCCTTGGCGTTGAACCAGATTTCATCGCCATGACGGTCAATAAAACTGCGCTGACCAAGCATAAATTCGCGAAGACGAACATCAGCATTAGATGCGTTATCATCATACAAATTGTCTACTTTTTTCTCGAAGGCACTTTTGGTCTCAGGCGGCGGCTTGATCGCTCTCGCGTATCCTTTTCGCTTCTTCAAAGACCGACGCGATCCCCGTGTAACCTTTCCGGAGCCGCTGGCTTTCTTTGATGATTGTTGTGAAATCTTCGTGGTAGACTTCTTTCGTCGTGAAACGCGTTCCGCAAGCAGGGCATTCGCGGCGTCGTCGAACGTATTTTTTGTTTCCTGCATGTCTAGTATCCTTGCAGTAGGTTCCGGCTCCACACTTCGGACAGTACATAGCTCATGCCCTTGCTTTCACGCGTTTCCTCATCCGCTCGGATATAAAACGATAATCCTGCGGCCTCTGAGATAACAGGCTCATGTCCTCATCGACATATAAAACCTGACCCTTATCAAATTCCTCGAGCATCGACTCCATCTTAACTATACGCTCAATGACGCCTGATAACGCAGTTTCTACCTGCTCGAGCTTATTTCCTAACAAATTTAATTCTTTCATCTATAATTTTTTTGGTGGGTGAAATCTATGGCGGGTTCGTGCTTCTCGAAATAGCCAGCATCGCCAACAGCTTTGGCCATTTCATAAAAGACATCGGGCATAGCCTTCGGGCCTCGCTCCGCAAGCTCCTCAATCCAGCGCTCGAGGCGCATAAGCATGAGGTCGTAGCCCCGGTCTGTTTTCTCTATCTGCTCGCTCATACAAGACCCCCCAAGCGAAGTTTAAGCTCAGACAGCTCTTCCTTTACTTGGAGAATCTCGGGACGAACAGCCCGCTCCTCCATAGTGCCGACAGATAAATTAAAGATCACTAAGGATCCATCTGTATCCGGCTTAGGATTCGCTAAGACCATTATCACATGGGCGGGATTAATATAGATGGGGGCGTCATTGGTGGCTCCCGTAACTTCGACTAGCTGTGTTTGACTCATTGGTGTGTTGATTTATTGGTTAATGCCGATTGCAGTCGGCGGTTAATTAATGTTCCGCCAATGTACTCGCATTGTTATACATCCGTCAAATAAAAAGTTAAGTTTTTTTCGACAGGGCTGGAGCCCGCTATTTAAGCGGACTTCGCAGCCTGATTCTCCTCGTGAATGCGACTCAATCTTTCGATTAATGCACCACGAAGACCGGTATTTAATAAGTCAACCTGGTTGGTGACCTCGCTACCGTACTTGATAAAGATACCAGCCAATTCCTCGCTCATATCTAATTCGAGATGGAACTCACGAGGATCGCCCTCCGGATGATCGATGCGAACCACATCAATACTACCGAGGATCTCATGCCCCGTACGCCCATCAATTTTAACCTCATCCACGTTATTATCTGTCATAATTTAAAAATACATATATCGGCGTATCCTCGCCCATGCTTGCTCCATCTATATTAAACCAAAAGAAATCCTCTGCCTCCTCATAAGTCATACCATCCCGCAAAACCAAGACATCTATCATAGCATCCGCATCATAGATAGCCCGGTTCTTGCTGTCCTTACCAATAAGGCACGAATCAAATCCATCAGCGCGTAACATATCATTTACCCCCGCAAAAAACATCGAATGCCAGTATCGCAAACAGCACCATGCAAAATACTGACATTAAAGAATTAAAATCTAAGCCGCCCATTTCCTCGCCCAATCTAATATCATTACAGCATCGGCTGTTGCATTTGTGATCTTAACATCAGGATACAGACGCGAGGCATTATCTTTAATCGCACGCTTGCGATCAGTATATCCCATCTTAGGCTTCAAACCTCTCAAGCCCTTCTGCCAGACCTTTGGCTTAACCAATTCGACCGGAAAACGCTTAGCCCGAAGAGCTCCTATTATAAACCCAAAATTATACCCCAATTTAAATGAACTAGCATTCGAGGTAGCCGAGGCCACGAAGGCGGGCACATCTTCCACAACCGCTAAATACCCAGCCGGATTTATTGGAATTAAAAACTCCAAGAGATCAGCCTCAGTCTTAAAGCTGTAAGTCTCCACGCTCTCGCCATAGGGCTCTTGCCAAGCCCATCCACCCGAAGCTCCTGGGTCAAATGCTATAAGTCCACGGATCAAGATTCTTTAGGCTCGTGCTCCCTAAGATACAAGGTCACTGCCTTGCGGACCAATTGACTTGGCGTCGTTACCTCATGATCAGCCAGCTTCTTTAATCTATCAAGAAGATCTGATTCTACCCGAATGTTTAACTGAGTGTCTTTGCTCGCCATTACACAGGTTATACATCGAATAGGCATTGTATCGCAATCGATTGGACTACTTTTTTGCGCATTTATTTGCAAAATACTAGATGTTGTGTATACATTGTTATACACACCCTAATAATAACTACACACCACATGAATAATGAAAAAGAAAATTGCCCAAAAAAAGAAAGCCGTCGGTCATGCGTCAAAGGTCGAAGGTCGTGAGTCGAAGGATATAACCTGTGCAGTAAGACTACCCCGGTCGATGTACGATGCGCTGGATAATTGCGCAAAGCTCAAGAAAACGTCTCTCTCAGACATCATCCGTGATGCTCTTGTAGCCAAAATGGATGAGGTTCAGGCAGAGGAGCGTGAGAAAATATTGAAAGAGGCTGAATACGAGGCGCGACTACGCGAGCTTGGTGTTGACCCTCGCAAAACTGCTTAACACCTTCTAGATACCTCTAAGCGCCTTAAACCGGTGTTTCCTTCGAGATGCCAATTTAAGGTTCTTTTGTGCCCGCATATTTCGAGTCGTAGGGTTCTAAATGTTTCGATTTGGTTTAGTCGGGACAGAACCATTTTCATAAGTCGTTGATATTACATAATCTCGGAAGGCAATATGGTTTTATGGTTTTATTTATTATATTCTATAGAGTATATATATATTATATAGGGGGAGCAGGAATACATACGGAATACACAAACCAGACCCAAACCAAAACCAAAAACCATAAAACCATATTTTTGTTGCAATTAATTAAAATTCAAAGGTTTATGCGTATGGTTTATGTCAAAAACGCCCTAAAATAAACCATTTTTGTTCAAAATAGAACCTTTTAGAACCTTATTCCATGATCATCGACCAGTCGAATTCGGGGTCATTTGTTCTGACTGATATCACCAACTTGGTGCTGTGGCATATCAAAATGTGTAGGTGCTTACCTACAAAATTCTGCTCGATCACTTTTTCGTCTTCCTTTTTCGAGGAAAGCTACGATTCTTACTTTTTGAGACTACTCTGAGATTCTTTGACCGGTTATCAGCAGTGTTTCGATTCTTATGATCGACATCTTTGCCGTCGCCCTTTCGAGCACGGCCTGCTTTGACCATTTTCGACCTGGCAGCATTGCGCTGAGCCCTTCGCTTCTTTTGCTTTGGCTTTGCGTGGTATGTTTTATACTCACGCTTATAATTACGTGGTGCTGGCATACTATTGATCATCAGTCAACAATCAGCAGTTATCAACCGAATGTACGTACAACGTATAAGATTTCAAATATTCTTGCGCTATCGGTAACCATGTATCTTCATTGCGTTTAATGGAATCGGCCCAAAAAAAGAGACGTAAAGTCATACAAATATCGGTGACTATGGATGAAGAACTCAAGCACAAGTACGCCCGCCTTGCTGTTGAGCTCGACCTATCCTTCAGTCAATTAGTACGTTACGCACTTCGCCGTGTAGCCGACGGCGTTGAGGATTTGAGGAGCATTGAAAAGCATAACAGAAATCAAAACGATGGACACGATATGTCTACCTAAACCCTTATAAATAAAAAAGGGCCGAGGCTGCAACCTCGACCCAAAGTAAATAATAACAACACACCATATGAAGCTATCGATTACTATTCCTACAAATGTACGTAATGTGCTGTCCGTCAATCGGATTCAGCATTTTTTATCGAGGCGGCCCGCTAGCTACTATCATTCAGACATTATTATAGCTAAGTTACGACCGTCCTTTTCCCAATTTTATAAATTGGAAGAGGTGTAAACCTCTTAGGACGGTCATGCGTGGTGCATGACTGCCATTCGTAACACTCAACTACTTATTACTATGTCTGTATCTTCTCTATTACTCGCATGCGGTTTCACTTCTGCCGAACATGTCAAAAACACTATCGAAGTCATCGAGCGTACAGCTACCATCGACACTCTTCGCGAAGTAGCTTTACGAAACTTAGAAGCTAACTGCATTACTGGTAGCTTCGGCGGTAAAGCTGACTTTCTAGCTACCGTGCCAACCTTCCTACCTTACGGTTGTAAGCAATCAGTACCTCTCGGTTCTGGTCTCGATGACGACGGCACTTTCGCAAACCATGACGATTATATCGCTCATGACTAACTTTCAACACTTTGCATTGTCCTGATCAGATGATGCGGGGACGCTCGTACACAGGTTGCACTGACAGCCTGCGAGCACAAGTTCTGAGTTCTCTTAGCAGAGGCACCCTCGAGCTATTGCTGCAATGGGGTGGTCGGGCACGACACTTAGAGGTTTCAGATCAGTATCTTCCATTGCACTCTCATCGCCGAGCTTATGCAAAGCATGCGAAGCACCTAGTACAACAGCCATGTGGCAGAGGAACGGCGGACGCATCCCGTAGCGGGGTCGAGAGGTACGGTCATAGGCACTAAACTATGACGCTAAATAACTTGTTATTCAGTTTTCCGTTGGAGGTACGGCGAGCGATCGCTTACTCCTCCCAGCAATGTCGCATAAAAGAAGATACTGTTGCTGGATGGCAGGCTACCAAGCTCCTGCCCCCCACCACTTTCTTCGGTGTTACTTGACCTAAGCATGTCACAAAACTGCTTATTACTTTTTACACCGAGTCACAACAACACACCAACCACTATCACTATGGAAACAATACGACCACATAACTGGGTATCAGCTGCTCAATTATTACAGAATACAGAACCCGAAACAGAGTATCCGCTAAAACTAGACGACGAAGATATCAGCGGTCTCGATGTAGCCTTCGATCTACACAGCCGTTTCGACGCAGCACGAATGGGACACGAAGTATTCGACAACACCATCGACTGGATACTCGACGGCAAACTCGTACTTATCGACTCCAAAAACGAAAAAGTATGCTGCTGCCCAATGAAATTCAAAAACATCAAACTTTAATTTACGCATCATGAACTGGCATAAAGATACAAACTACTACGGAGAACCTTACGACTTCCGAGGCAAACCAAGACCTATGGACTGGCGAGACATTTTCACACTCGAAGACACACTAAAAAATGTCCGCAAACAGATCAGGCTACTTACAAAATACATTAACTACAAAGCCAATCTCGGTATACAACCAGCAGGTCCGTTAGTAGAAATCCGTAACAACCTACGCAAAGAAATGAGCTCTTTAGCAACACAAATTAAAAAAGCACGATACGAAGCGTCATCAGTAGAAACAACAGATGACTTTTAATCAACAACACAACAACACAACAACACACCGACATGAAAATTGAAAGCATGCAAGTCAGCATCATTAAAACTAACAAACGAGGCGTTAAACAACAACTCTCCGTATGCATAAACGACCAATCAACAAACGCAAACCGTTGGGCTATGCGTGAAATGATGCGATGCATAAATCACAACTGCAAATGGCCTGATCTTCACCGACTAGGAAAAGTATTCGTAAAACTAACATACCCAAAACCTAGCAAATACTGGGACTAATCAACAACACAACAACACACCAACACACCACAATGAACCTACTACTCAGCATAATATCAATCGTACTATGGACTTCAATTTTCATAACTTGGCTAAGCATCTTCGCCGTTATGACTTACGAAATATTCTTCAGCTCTAACGATTACGATCAATGATCAATTACTTGCAACCTCACGACTACCAACGCTCTGTATCAGAACTATTAGAATTCTTGCTCTGGTGCACTTGCACTGCAGGCAAATCATCTAAAACTATCACACCTCGATTCAATGATCTAATCGCTAACAACTCAGCAAAAAATGTCGTCGTATCTCACGGTAACCATATCCGCGGATTACTGCGTAAATACGGTATCGGTCAATACGAACGACTAACAAAATGCTGGCAACAAATCGGTAGAGGTAGCGTTGACAATATCAAATGCAGTAGCGGTAGTTTTCTAAAACATGCACCTCGAGATCATCTTACATTAATACACGGTTTAGGTCTCAAAACAGCATCGTTCTTCATACAATGCACAAGACCACATGAAGATGTAGCTGTTCTCGATGTACATATACTTAGATGGCTACAACAAGAGTTCCCTAAATACCCAGTTTCGACTCAGACACCTCAGTGCGAACACGAATACGCACGACTGGAAGCAATGTTTGTAGGTGCTTCAGCCGTGCTAAAACTAACTCCAGCAGAACTTGACCTACAAATATGGAAACAAAGTTCTCAAAACTAATAACCAAAAACAACACACCAAATGCTAAACAGACAAAAACTACTACAGTTCATTAAATCTCTACGCGGTCAGATCTTTCAAGTATGCTGGATCAAAAAAGACGGTACACATAGATGTGCTAATGTACGACTAGGCGTCCACACTAAACGCAAAGGTAACGGCAAAAGCCCAGCTAAATCAGATAACAGTTACATTACTGTCTATCTCATGTGGTCAATGGATGGCGACACTTTCAAAGCTGAAAAAGGTTACCGACTCCTTAATCTTGATACAATTACCAGTATCCAAGCTAAAGGATTACATTACGAAATACACCCCGAACCAATTGTATCATCAATTGATCTATCGCTCTCGCATGAAGAACAGCCAAACAATGTCGTCGCTCTCTCGGCCTAGTACAAAACACCGCCGATTCTTCTATCACTACAACAAAATCAAGAAGTGCTTAACCGTTCACTTCGCAAACAAATGTCTACTAACGGATAACATCACTGTCTTAGTTCCTTCAGAATCTAAAGACAACAAATCACAACCGCACAAAACCATTCAAGGTTGGTGCACAAATATCAATCATACAAAACAACACACCATAATATCATGACTTATATACTATCAGGAGCAAACGAAGTAACATGGGAACAACTCAAATCAATACCAACACCAAAAGCAAAAGGTCGGTGGCACCCAGTCACTCACAAAACTGTTGCCAGTCACATCATTGGACTCACACAACAACGCGGTCACACCATCAACGAAATTCGTTACGGTATCGACAAATACAACGACATGTTCGGTTACATGCGTCTAAACAACACAAGTGCAATCGGTAACAATGCAGACAGCGTTCAACAAGTAGTCGGCTTCCGTAACAGCCACAACAAACGATTCTCAGTAAGTGCTGTTGCCGGTTCACAAGTTATGGTATGCAGTAACTTACAGTTTCGAGGAGAGCACGGTATGCGTCGTAAACATACCACACATGTTATGCGTGACTTAGGTAATCGCATAAACGACATGCTCAACGACGCTTTCGGCGAATGGGAAGATACAGTCAAATCATACACTAAATATTCGCTAACACCACTATCAAGCAAAGACGCTGACCATCTTATCATGCGTTCTGCTAAAGCTGGTGCTATCAACCCATCTGATGTACTCAAAGTCGAACACGAGTTTTACAACCCAACTCATGACGATTTTGCAGATCACAATGCCTGGTCGCTATTCAATGCTACTACAGAAATTCTTAAGCGTGTACCTACTCAACTTCAGCAAAAGACCATCAAGCTACACAAAGTGTACGATGAGTTCTGCACTGCTTGAACTATAGTGAAGCTGTAAAGATACTCTGTAACAAATCAAAATACGATAAATCAGAACATCGTCGTGCGTTAGACTTTCTAAAACGCCACAAACAAGTAAGCCGCTGCCAATACTGTGGTTCTATCAAACACAACACCAACGCAACGCCTTGTTTCCGCTGTCTAACACATCACGCGCATAATCTACACAAACACTATGACTTACACTAACATCAAAAACAAACCGTTACGATGGAGCGTGGGCAATGCAAAGCTATCAAAACGCATTATTCACTTCTCACTGCCTTCAGGTCACTCGTGTCCAGCTGCACATCTATGCTTGTCAAAAGCTGACATGACCGACGGCACTATCACTGACGGCGAACATACTGAGTACAGATGTTATGCAGCAACGCAAGAAGCTGCTTACCCATCACTGCGTAAAATACGATGGGATAACTTCCTCGAACTCAAAAACTGTTCACGCAAAAAGATATTCACGAAACTTCGTGCATCTCTAGCACCATTGCATGCACAGTATATGCTCGACCACGATCAGCGTCCTATAATTCGTGCACATGTTGGCGGTGACTTCTTCAACGAAGCTTACTTCCTAGCATGGCTCGACTTAGCTAACGAATACCATCCAACACAATTCTACGCGTACACAAAACGCTTAGACTTATGGGTCAAACACATAGACAATATACCAGACAACTTCGAGCTTAACGCATCTCGCGGTGGTAAACACGACCACCTAATAGATAAACATAATCTCAAGTCAGCTACTGTAGTATACAGTCATGAACAAGCTAAACGACTCAATCTCGAATTAGATCACGACGATTCACATGCATACAATGCAACAGGATCATTCGCTCAACTAATTCACGGCACTCAACCCAAAGGATCTGCTGCTAGCAAAGCAATATCCAAACTCAGAACAAAATATGGCTGCGTCGGACATCGTGCAAGTACCCCGTCTGTGTAAACAGCGTATAACAAAATTCTTCGCAGGTATAACACCTCGCAAGAAACAGCAATACATAGACGACTGGTCACAACTAACACCTCGTAGTAATCACAGTAAACTAAACCGTTGGCGTTTCGCATACTGCACAGTGCATACGCCCTGGCTTCGTAGCTGTGAACAATACGATCTAATCAAAAACAAAAACAAAACATCAACATATGACACACTAGTTCAACTACTCAAACAAACATCAGGTGGCATGTTCACTATCAAAGCTACAGGTATCAATCACCTACAAGAGCTTTGGTCTAAAGATCCATCTATGTTCGAACCAACCTCAGATTGGCAATCATGGCGAGACAACCTTGCATCAAAGCTAAAGAAGCTAGGCATGGCAAAAACATCATTCGCTATCGAAATGCTGCATCCGCTAAACGCAAACTTGATATGCATTGATCGACACATGTTCAAAGCATTCGGATGGCACCGTGTAGACGACTCAGCATCTGTTAAACAATACAGATACTACGAAGACTACTGGCTTGATATGTCAGCAGCTTTCAATGTCTCACCCGTTATAGCACGCAACATATTCTGGGACAAAATTCAAAAACAACCTAACTCACTATACTGGGCAAAATACCTATAACTATCATGAACAATATCGATTACGCTCTCGGTCCAAATTCAATATTCGTATACGACCGAATCAACAATAAACCTATCGAAGTCACAAGCGATCGCGTTAACTACAAACCTCTTCTTGAAGCTCTACAACGAGGTGTTGAAGAAGAAGTTCTCGAACTACTTGACGAAACGCATGTACTTAATGTTATCAGCGACGGCAAAGTTGTTGTTAAAAACAACTCTGTATTCTACAACGGTAGAGAACTGCATACAGCAGAAGCTAAAAAGCTAACTGATCTAGTATCAGAAGGTGTAACAGACATATCTCGCTGGTGCCGTTTCATCGAACGACTGCAAAATAATCCATCGTACCACTGTCGCAATCAAGCATACAACTTCATTGCACATACAGGTATGCCAATGACTGCCGATGGCAAACTCATCGGTTACAAAGGTGTACGAGATGATTACCACGACAAATACAGTGGCAAATTCAGTAACCATGTAGGTGCAGAACTATCAATGCATCGATCAGATGTTGACGACAATCCTAACAACGGATGCTCATCTGGCTTCCATGTAGGTTCTTACGAATACGCTAACGACTGGGCATCAAGTGACGGCAAACTAATGATTGTCGAGTACTGTCCATCAGACATCGTATCAGTGCCTGACGAATCCGGTTACGGTAAACTGCGTGTATGCAAATACAAAGTTATATCTGAGCATGTTAACCGTACTAAACTAAACGACGGTGCATACGGTAACGCACAATTCAACGACAGCGACCTATTCGATTACATAGACAATCGTACAGATCAAATAGATGAATTAGGCAGTCTCTACTACAAAGATCTAAAGCAAGAATTTCCAACAGTAACAATGCATGATGTTAAAGACGCTATAGAAATGCATAGCGAATACCATCTCGATTGTACATGGGACGGCTCTGCAAACGATTACATAATCAGTATGCAATCTCTTCCGTGCTAGGTGCTACACTAGTGCGGTTTTCATAATAGTTAAGTTGACCTGAGCATGTCACAAAACTGCTCATATTAACTACAACACAGCAAAACATATATACTATGAAGCTAGAACAAAATACATCACAACACACCACAACTATCACAAAAGCAGCCGACTTCGGCATAAACGAAAATGATCTATCTCACATCATGGGCATTCTCCGCTCACAAATATATTCTGACAAACTCATGGCAGTCATCCGCGAGTATTCTACCAATGCTACTGATGCTAACATCGAAGCCGGTCGCCCAGATACTCCTATATGCGTCCACTTACCTACAATCGCCGATCCTTACATAGGTTTCCGCGACTTCGGTGTAGGTCTGTCAGAAGATGATGTTACACAGCTGTATGTCAAATACGGTGCATCAACAAAGCGTAACTCTAATGACTACACAGGTTGCTTAGGTATCGGTTGCAAAGCAGGCTTTGCTTACGGTGACAACTTCCAGGTCATTACTCATCACGGCAGATACAGTAAAACATGGCTTGCTCGTATCGACGAAACCAAACGCGGTACTATCAGTCTTGTACATACAACTAACCACCACACACCTGTTAATACTGGTACAGAAGTTCGTGTATCAATACGCAAAAATGACATAGAATCATGCATTAACAAAGCTAAACAACTGTTTACTTACTGGCGTGTACAACCAACATGCAATCTAGAGTTAGACAAACCAAAATACCACGCAGAATCAGATGACTGGGCAATACTAGATCTACGCGAACAAAGTTATGACCGCAGAGCATACTACAACTCAGCAGTCATTATGGGTAACATTGTATATCCAATCAACCCACGCATGATCAAAACAAGTGACCTACCCGCATCTCTACTTGATTCATCTGCAGTTCTACTCCGTGCACCTGTCGGTTCATTAGACATCGCAGCTAACCGAGAATCATTAGAATACACTGACAGAACATGCGATTCAATCATTGCAATGTGTAACAACATGATTGCTGATCTTATACTCAATGTAACAAACGCTGTAACCAAAGCACCTACTAGACTTAAAGCTAGTATGAATGCACATATTTACAGTCATTGCTTCAACTATAACATCAGTAGCAAACTTGTAACCTCAGCTAAATGGCAAGGTCAACCACTGCTCGATGTTGTTGGCTTTCCAGAACATGGTGTATGCAAACACTCTAAGCATAAATCATGGCGAGCAAGCGGTGATGATGTATGGCGTAACAAACGCGACAAAGATATACGCAATATGAAAATCGACGCTAACAGTTACTTATGTGTATTCAATGACAATCAATACAATGACGCTAATGCAACTCGTCGTGTGCGTACTCTGCAATTGCAAAACAACGACGATCCAAATCATTCGTACTATGTCATACCAATGTCTAAACTTGATCAAATTACACCTACATTAACAAGCGATGACTACATTGACTTAGACAAAGTAGAACCACTCAAGCCTAACCGCACAACTATCACAACAAACAACGGTACAAAAAGCAAAAGTGTTCGTATCAATGTGTGTAAACTGCAACCTAACACGCTTAAATCATCAAGACTAAGTGCTGAATGCGAACCAACAATTGATCCTACACACAAAGTCTATGTCTATGTACCACTAGATCGATTCGATTGGGTAGGCAAACCTGATGCGTTAGAAGAACTAGATGCTATCTATGATGCATTGCACACAATGCTAGGCTATCGCCCAACAATCAACGGTGTCAAAAAACATTACATCAAAAAATTAGATGACCAATGGATGACACTAGACGCGTTCTACCTCAAAGTATTCACTGACTATCGCAAATCAATACCTCATGTTGAAGATATACTACTAGCAACATCAGCATGTCACCACTACCACTGGTCACACGATATGCTTTCTTTGCTAGAACAATGCGACAATCCTACAGTCTCAAAAGTAGCTAAAATACTGCTCATTCGTGACACTAATGTACATCACGACATCAAAAAGATATGCAAAGTAGGTTACTTACTTCATGCAATTAAACGGACTGACTGGCTCAAAGATCAATGGTCAATCATAACAAACAAATACAAATTGTTATCAGGTATAAATTACTTGTCATATCCAATATCAGATACAACTGAGCAAGATTTCATTAACGACATCAACAAACTGTTAGCATGAACACACCAATACCAGTACACATCAAATCCCACCGCGGTATCAAACAAAATCAAATTGTAAAAGATTACGAAATACCGCTTGTCAAAACATCACTGCGTACATGGGAACTCCCCAACAACGCAATAACAATATCAGGCGGAAGCGGTGTAATCAGCTACAGATACACATACGACACAACGCGATCACAACACAGCAACATGGGTTGGTCTCGATATGCCAACGTTACTGTATACGGCAAAGACTTCGATACATTCGAATACTCTGGCGTAATACACACACTAGAACGACACATACAGTTCATGGACACAATCAGACAAATTCATCCCATTATCAAATCCATATTCGATAAATAACCTCTCAGCCACAGGCATGTATACTCTGCATGTCTGTGGCTTTTTTTTGCTCCGAGTCGCCCGCTAGCATACTATCATTCAGTTACCATTTCTTTTTCAAACTCGGGTTTCCTAATTCTATTCAGTATGGCACTGAATAAATCAGATTCCGAGTTCTCTCCTGATGGTGAGGACACCAACAGTAACGCCGTATCTTCCAAACTCATTGCTGAGCTTGGTGAAGATACTCAACACTCTGCCGTCGTGGACGGCATCCGTGAGCATATAAGCCAGTCAGGGACTGCTTACATGCTTATGGACTTTACCTTCGAGAATACGAAGAGCAACTCTCCGCTTCTCAAAGGCAAGTCAGCCACCGCTTACCTTGACAGGTTCGGTGGCAAAAATGCGATCGCCAAAGGCTCTCGCATCGCAGTCAATCTCGGGATTGACAAAGACGGTTACCCCAGCATAGGTGCTGGCGGTAAACGCCTTAACAAACTACTTCCTAGTAAGTAGCTTGTTAGCCTCTGCCCTTACGGGTAGAGGCTTTTTTTTGCTCCGAGTCGGTTGCCTTACCCTCACTGACGCACTAAATTCTGCACTCAGACTCTCAGGGATCAAGGGACTCGCACACTCATCCCTTCATCTCCTGACCCGTGGCTGGATTCCGAATCCAGTGCGTCCGCTCACGCAAGTCATTGCCTCGTAGCTAGTTACAATGTTGCTCGGTGCCTTCTGCACCGACATTGCACCTATTCGCGATTGCAACTGGCAATAGCAGGCCCCCCACATCCCGCGGGGTACCAACTATCACTACCACTCGCAATCGCTATCAATCACAGAAATAAAAAAAGAAATCTTTTGGAAGGCGTTCCTGCCGGATAAATCATGCAGATTGATGTGTAATCTATGAAAACACTGATTTTTGAGCATTAAGCGAGGTTTTTGCCTCTTTTAACCGGCCGACCCAACCGCTAGCCCCCGGGGTACCAAAAATGTACATTGTATCGCAAAGAGGACTCCTTATGGCGAATAAACAAATAACAAGATTACGCGAAGACGTACATAAGTTCATCCATGACGATGACTTCGAATCTGCTATTACAGCTCTTCGAGAAGGGCTAAAAGCCAACCACACCGTCAGAAAAAGCCGCGATGACGGCCAAAGAGGTGTAGAATACAGCGAAGTTCCTTGCCATACAGTACGCTTAACAGCGGCAAAACTGCTTTTAGAGTACGGATTTGGAAAACCAGCTACTCGAGCCGAGATTACAGTCACAAAAGACACCACTCGCGAGATAACAACAGGCGATATTTTAGCCAGATTTCGCAGTTCAGGCATGGATTTGAACGAAATCGTCGATGTTTACGCAGAATCCGTCGAAAAAGAGCCAATTTTACTCGAAAATGAAGACTAGTTACGAAGATTTTCTTAAAAGGGTGCGAAATAACGACATTGTAGGCGCCTCCGACAGCTTAAAAGCTTCTGCCGTCAACGCATACAGCGATCAAAACGCGACAAACAGTAAAAGTTTAGAGAATCCCGCCGGATCTTTAGGTTCTTTGTCGTCATGGCGCAAAACTGTAGAGATGCACCCCCAAATTTTCCGAAATGTTTCGCCAGAATACCCTCCACGAGGGTTTACCCCCGAAGAGTGGCGCGAATACAGAAGACGCCACTTTGGAACCGATTTATGACAATGAACCCTTTAAAACAATTTGAAAACGAACTCTCCGCGGTATTTGTCCGCTGGTGGGAGGAATCTGACATCGACGAGCATGAAATGGCTGAAACTGCTATGCTTGTTATCGACAGATTCTGCTCAACCGACATCGAATTCGAAGCCGATTTCGATCTAGACGATATCGAGGAGTAACATGTTCGACATAGCAACAATCAAATGGATGAACACGGATGAACAGATCCGTATTCGCCAGGCAAAAGCGAGAAAACTGAACCATGCCAGCAAAGAAAAAAAGTAAAAAAGGACCTTGTTGGAAGGGGTACCAAGCCGTCGGCATGAAGAAAAAAGGCGGAAGAAAGGTACCTAACTGCGTACCCAAGAAAGGAGCGAGTAGAGGAAGATAATGCCAGCAAAAAGAAAACCAAGTAACCCCATTCGTAAGACTACGAAGGGCAAAGGAGCTAACTACCGCAAAACAAAAGACGGCGCTGGCATGACCGCAAAAGGTGTTGCTGCATATCGCCGTGCTAATCCAGGATCCAAGCTCAAGACTGCGGTCACCGGCAAGGTCAAAAAGGGTAGTAAAGCGGCCAAACGCCGTAAAGCTTTCTGTGCAAGAAGTAAGAGTTGGACTGGCGAGAGGGGTAAAGCTGCCCGCCGCCGCTGGAAATGTTAAAATGAAAGAGTATTTGGAAGACGGCTACGAGGTTGAACCTTTTATGCCAGGGATTAGTCCCGTTGGTAAAGCTACCCCACCAACAAAAACGGTAAATATACCTACCCCTTATGTGCCGTATGGTACAGGGTATAAATACTTAAGGTCTAAACCAGGATTCAGGAAAGTTAACAACGCCGTTAGAAATCAAATTATAGCTGAATACGGTTTGGGGAAACCTGTAGAAACTGAAAGAGGTCAAGGATTCAGATCAAAGATAACTTTGATGGATATTTTGGATCCAAAATCGGAGCCAAGACGACGCCCATACCTGCGATCAGAAACGGGACCAGCTTTTAAGCAAGGGTACAAACAAATACCTAAAGGGATGGAAGTAACCTCAGACATAGATTTTTATACTAAGCATGCTATGGGGGAAATTTTTGATACTTTACACCCTCCTTACAATGGAAGCAGCAGTTCTTTAGGAGGTCAGTACGACTCGGTTAATAAGGTTGTTATTGTTCCAGAAAAAGGACCCGACTACCCTAAAACTAAAATTCCACCACGCGTTGTAACAGACGGCATAGAAAACTACGCTACTGATGATTCAAAAATATTAACCGATGCCGAATTAGATTCTAGAGGGATTAGAAGACATGAGTTTGGTCATGTAGTCGACTATGAGACGGGCAAGGCTGTAGGCTCTCAGAATTCTCCTTTAAAAGCAGAACTACCTGCAAGGGTAGCTGAAACAAAATCTATTAGACAAGGTTTGGACAAAACAATGAACCACTTACCCGCCTACGAAGAAAGGTTAATTTCTGAAATTAACCGGCGAAATATAATGGATATACCGTACGACTCTAAATGGAAAGAAACAGTCGACGCAAGTATGAACGAAAAAGGAAATTTTCCAGAAGCACAGGCCAAGCAAGACATTTTAGATAAACAAAGCAAACCTTACAAAATAGCTAATAAAGTACTTCAAAAAATCCCAAGCAAGCCTGGAATGTTTACTGGAAGAGTGCCAACCTTTGTAGGTATAGGAGGTAACTTAGTTGATATGGTTATGATGTCCCCAGATTACCAGCGGGCTAAGGAAGACCCCACTTTTGGTATAGGCGAGGCCGAGCGCGAAAGACTCGAGGCTGCCTACCAATACGGATTATGACCCAAGACAAAACCCAACAGCTTCAGGATCTTATTCGTATCGATCCTGAGGTCTGGTTCAGTACATTTGCGGTAATCAAGGACAAGCGGGGCAAGGATATCAAGCCCAAGCCGAATACCTTGCAGAAGCGTATGTTCGCTCATTATCGGAAATGCCAGATCGAGGATAAGCCATGTAAAATGATTATCCTGAAACCTCGTCAGAAAGGTGCGAGTACCTGCGCCCAGGCTCTGACATATCACCATATGCGTAAGCATCCGACATTGTCTGGCTCATTGATGGGGGATATCAGCGGCACATCCGATAAAGTTTTCGAGATCTATCGCCGATATGCGGAAAATGATCTGTTTCCTTGGGAGCCTGATGGAGCGGCCAGTATCATGGAGGGCGGATCTCTTGTTGATTTAATCAAGCTACGAAGCGGTAGTCAGTATGGTAAAGAAACCGCGGGATCTAAGAATGCAGGAAGATCAGGAACGATCCAGGTTGGTAACATGACTGAGGTCGCATTCTGGCCTATGCAGGGAGAAAGAGACCCAGCTCTTGGATATTTGCAGAGTTTATATGACGGTGACAATTTATCTTTAGTTGTCGCGGATTCCACACCTAACGGTCCAGCCGGTTGGTTCTATCGTACCTGGGTGCAGGACAATGAATGGGCCAAGATCTTTGCTGCATGGTTTGAATTTGAGGACTCCACAATCCCATTTAATAGCGAGGAGGAAAAACAGGACTTCATTGATACCATGACCGAGGACGAGAAGTCCGAGATGGAAAGATTCGATGTAAATTACGAGCAATTGAATTGGCGTCGCCGTGTTCTTCAGGACAAATGTAATGGAGATATCAGCAAGTTTCGGCAGGAGTATCCCAGCGATCCTGAGGAATGTTTCTTAATGTCATCTCGTCCTAGATTCCACACCGGAAATCTGGATAAAATGATCAAAGCATCCAAGAATGTAACTTGTAAATTTGGTAATCTAGCTGTTCAGGGCGATGGAAGAAACGCTAGCTTCAACCCCGATAGGGCGGGGAGCTGGAAGATTTACGAAGAACCTGTCTACGATTCAAAATATCTGGTATCAATTGATACCTGTACAGGCGAAGATCAACAGACTCAGGGCTTAGCCGCAGATCCTGACTATCATTCCGTCCAGGTTTGGAAAGCACCTTATGAAGACTGGCATGGCAACTGGCACGTACCACGACTTGTAGCATTGCACCACAGTCGTTTGGACATTGGTATACTAGCCCACGAAGTCGAAGCCGTCGCCCGTTGGTATGGTAATGCATTCGTCATCCCTGAGGTCAACAATTCTGGACTGGCGTTGTTAAAATATCTTCTCGATATGGGTCTTACGGTCTATCGACGCAGAAAATTTAATGATTCTATGGGCATGGTCGAAAAAAGTTTTGGGTGGAGCACCGATAAGATTACTAGAAAAACTGTTATCGATCATCTGGCCGCAGAATTAATTGATGAGAATATAGATATCCCCGACGAAGACGTTCTCCGAGAAATGAAAACCTTCGTAATCAATGAACGAGGCAAGCCCGAAGCAGCCCCCGGCCATCACGATGACCACGTTCTAGCGGCAGCTATTGCACTATATAACATTGATAACGCAACGACTTACAAGCTTCCGAAAAAGAAGAAGATTACCACCCGCATGCTACACAAGAATCCTAGTCTTTTATGTCCTGACGGCTTCATGCGGGTGCCCCTCAATGCATTGCGAAAGAATTACAAGCGGTTGAGCCCTTAATATATACCAAGTAATTTTTTTCTATGAGTTTCGAAACTATACTGGATAAACTATCGAGGGCTTCTAATTATTCTTGGGGTACGGACGAAGATCTGTTCTACAGCGCCATAGATGATTTAAAGAACATGCCCGGCTCATACCAGGAGAATTTAAAATCCCTTAATGCACTACTACCAGATTTTAAGAGGACTGTAATCAGCCCTACCGGCGGAGAAATTGAGATTCCAGCTTTTGACGGGATTACAAGTCTTGAAGATTTAGTAAAAGATGAGTTTGAAGGCCAAGAATTGAGAGGCATTCAAAAAAGACTTGGGTTCGATGCAGTTAACAGAGGGGGTAGAGTAATCAAAGCAGAACCGGTTGATATTGATAATCCAGCTCCAGCAGAGAAAAAAGAGCCTGCATTTGAACCATTACCAGAGCCCAAGCCACTACCAGAACCTGCTCAAAACAACCCAGTAGCAGAAGCTGAGGCGGAAGCCCCAGCCAACCCAGTAAGAGACGTAGATGCACCAATACCTGGCAGCTTCAGAGCTGCTCAATTGAACAGAGCTGCACAAAGGCAGAAATCAGCATCCGCACCAACTCCTAACGCTGGGGATCGCACGCAGAAATTTTTAGCAGACAGTGCTCAAAACATTTTAGATCAGGAGAATTCCATTCGCGAAAATCGACAGTTCCAAAGAGATAGCTATTCTAAAGAAGGCGGTCTTATGGATCAATGGATAGATCGAAACACCACTTTAAATAATGCAGGTCAGAGAGTAGCTACTAACGAAAGAGCTGACAAAATTTTAAGAAAGTTTGGGTCAGACCCAAGACTCTGGGATGATGCTGTTAAGAATAGTTTTATTAGAAACTACAATTTAGGAAATCTCGACGACCCAGCTCCTGCACCAACTACCGCGCCTATTTACGGTAAAGAAGGTTTAATAGGACATCAATCTCTCGAGGACATGGAAAGAGAGATGGGTGGAAAAAGTATAAAAGTAGGAGATATGCCTGTTAGCCGTGAGCAACAAATGATCGATGAGATTCAAGCCGAGATTGATCGATCGGGCGTCAGCCCATTCGGTCCTGAGGCACAAGCCGCGTATAATAGAAGCAAGAATCCTAGGCACTATACTGAAGAGTTTGATAACAAGCTCAAGGCGGATGCCCGAGCAAATGTCATAAATAAACAAGCAAGCCAAGGAGTAGATTTTGCCAGAGCCTACGCTCCCCAAGACATTCTCAATATGGCTCCGCCAATGCCAAAAGCTCCGACCTCCATGGGTTTCTCGAAAGCTGCGCAGGATTATAACACAATGAATGTTCTTGATGAAAGAGCATCAGCGGCTCTGGATGTGAAGAATACTCTAGATTCAATGCACCCTATCGGTACATATAAACCAGGCACCAAAGGTCTAGGCCCAAGTAATCAACCGCAGTACAACCCAACAGTTCCTAAGTACGAACCTTTTTCAGATTTAAGCGGTCAGAACAGGTCAGCGTTAGTTAAACCGGTTAGAGATGATGTTAATGATATTTTAGACCAGGCTCCCATACCAAAACCTTCGTCGTTCCCGAAGTATGTGGATAGGCCTGTTTCAAGACCAACTCCCTCAGATCCAAACTGGAAGAGCCCTGTAGTTAAAAAATTCGTGGGTGACGAAATACGTAAAAAGAGATTTTTGGGGCTACCTTACACTCTGTAAGTTATTGTCACTAACTTATATTTTTAGCTATGCCTGACAGTTTCCCAGGTTTAGATTTAGGGCAAAAAGACTACAGCCCAGAGGATGAAGACGACATTCTCGGGCTGAATAAGTTTACTAGCAAACCAAGCCCTAGAAAATTCCAGCCATTTGGCGGTTCTTTGCAGCAGCAAGCTCCAACATTTCAGGAGCCTCAGCAGATAGAGCAACCTCAACAGACAAACGAGTACTACAATGTTTTTGACGATGCTCAGCTAGGACAGTTCGAGCAGTTAGACAAGATGGCTTCTCTGTCTTCTAAGTATAAATCTAGTGCCGATAAGGTCTACAAGCTTAGGGAGAAGAACCTAGAAGACTTCGTAGCTAACGATCTAAAACCTTTTTATGACGAGTACGGAGCAGGATTCGATTACAAAGATAATTACGATCAATATATTTCCGAGCTGCAGGATTTAGAAAAGCAGTATTTTAAACAAAGTAAAAAAGAAGACGGCTTTTTCAGTAGCGAAAGTGATGCTCGAGCTAGCGCTAATCAAATGCTTAGTAAGTTTAAAAAATTCTCAGGTAGAAATGGACTACTAGATAGATTTAACCGTTTTAAATCCGAGCTAGATAGATACGGCAAGATCAGAGATGCCGCGGCTGCGGAGCAAGCTAAGTACGAAGAAGTTTTATTAAGTATCCCGATGCAGGAACGTCTTGCGTTGGAAGAAGGATTAAAAGGTCCTAAAACACGTAAGTCAAAAAAGCAGGTAAATGAAGCGTTGGACTCGATGCAATTCGAGAAACCTATGTATAATTACTACGACGGTTTGTTAAACGTCGATAAGGTTGACCCACGCTACAAACCTAAAGTTGATTTCGAGGACGGAAGAACCGCTACACGCCAAGCTGAAAGAATGGATATGGCGTATCGCGGTAAGTTCGAAGGACTACTATCACGCCGTGACCAAGTTCTTAAAGATCGTCAGATGCGCGATCGAGGAGTGTTCTTTTCTAGTAACGGTACCGTAGACGGAAGACCGTTTCAACTGTCCCGAGAAGATGTCGACATCCTCGATTTGAATGACATTCGTAAGACAGGAATTAAAAACTACAAAGGCAAACCTATAGATGAAGCTATTGCAAGTTTAGGAGGCGAGGAAAGACTTAAAGTAGCTGAATTATTGCAAGCAGTCTTTACCGCATATAGTAATAGAGAAGACCGTCAGATAGCTTACTTTAACAACGGTAAGACCGACGCCGATAAAGAAGCTATGGAAAAAGCTAACGAGGCGTTTGAAGGTATTCTTCTACATGCAGCCGATAAAGGTCTTACCGACGAAATAGTTAAAAGCAATGAAAGCCAAGGTTTTCTAAGTTCAATCACTTCATTTTTTGGGAACGCTATTAAGCGTGGCTGGCACACAAGCGAGTTGGCTGAGTATGCCGACGATTTCTTTTTGAATAATATGGATGAGACTGCTTTCGAGCAGTTTATTGCCGCAGCGGAGAATTTAGAGCAAGTACCAACCAGTAAATCTTTGCAGAACTTCATGGGGTCAGACAGCGACGGTGTTATGGAATCGCTTGGCAACCTTCTGTTTGAAAATCCCGCGGCCATACCTGAGATGTTCGTAGAGTCTCTGGCTTCCTTCTTACCTACTTATGTAAAGACTGCCCCAGCTACACTAGGTGCTTCTTTTGCAGCCGGCCTACCTTTTGGTGGAGTTCCTGGGGGCATGACAGGTTTAGGTGTAGGTGCTCGTTTAAACTGGGGTATAGCTTCCGCAGCTATCGAGTATTCTTCGACTATACTAGAGGAAATGAAGGGGTTAGGTATTGATTATAAAAACCCGAGAGTTTTTATGGCGGCCTGGAATAACGAAGCTACTCGAAACGCGGTCGTCGAAAAAGCGGAGAAGCGTGGTTTAGCTATCGGTACATTAGACGCAATCGCCGGTATGATGGGAAGCCGAGTTGCAAACGTGCTTCATCACACAGGTAATGCAGCTAAAGGCGGTAAGCTACTAGACTCAAAAGCTTGGAACAGATCTAAGCTTACAACTCCTAGATTCACCAAGTTTCAACGCGGTAGAAACGCGGCTTTAGAAATCGGAACCGACAGTACTTTAGGAACTTCCGGCGAACTTATCGCACAGCTTTTAACTAGAGAAGAGGGTGAGAAGTTAGATTACAACTCTCTCATTGCTGAAGGTATTATTGGCGTAGGTCCTGGTCTTTTAGGAGCAGTAAACGAAGTCCGAGGATCTGCCGACGTATCCAATGTACCTTTTGATTTATCAGAAGAGCAGGAAACAGCCACAGGTACTACTGGTAAGATCAGTGCAGCTGGTTTTAATAACCAGTACAACACTTTCAAGGATGCTCAATCAGCAACAGCGTTTATTATCGAACAAGCTGATGTAACAGGCGACCAGCAAAATGCTTTAGTCGACATATTTTCTCGATTGTACGACGCAAACAGTAAAGAGATGTCGAATCTTAAAATTGTTGTAGCTGAACGCACTCCTTTCAAGGACACAGAAAACCCCGCTTCTTTTCATAACATCGAAGGTCAGAGGGTGATATTTCTTAACAAAAACGCCGTTGGGACAAATCCAGTAGGAGCTTTCTTACACGAGTCCGGACATTTAGCTCGTTTGCTCATGGGTATAGAAGATTCTAATCTTCTAGGCATGTACGATGCTCTCGGGCAACAAGGCAAACAAGATGCTGCTGCTCAGTACATCACCAAAAACCACGGCCAGAAATACTCTAAATTAGACGAAACCACCCAAAAACAAGTAGACAAACACTTAGCTAATACAAGACCTACTGAGTTAGCTGATGAGTGGTTTGCTTATCAATTTGCAAGAGTGCTAACAGGTAATACTGCTGAAAAATCAGTACAGACTCCTTTGCAACAGTTTTTAAAGTCTACTCTTCGACCACTATTAGAAGGTTATGTAGGAACACAAAAAGGTGCTGGTAGTGTAGAGAACCGACTTAAATTAGACAGACAGATCCTTAATTTCATGGGTTACAGCCCTCAAGGGTTCAAAAACATCACTTTCGGTCAGTACATTACTGAAAGACCTGGCATGAAGTACAACTTCTTTAACGGGGAGAATCGTATATCTCTACTTGGCGATGAAGAAGGTCTTAATTACTTGATGCGCGAAATACGGGCTATTGCTCGCAAGGATGGTAAAAGCAGAGCTAAAAAAGTAGCTAGAGCTATTAATGGAATGGTCGGTAAAAATGTATTACCTACCGACGATAAACTTTTTACTGAAACAGAAACAGAAGAGATGTTTCGCCCTATGGCTGAAGCTCAGGTTACAGCCGATGCCGCAGTAGACACTGCTGAAACTCTTCAAGGCATAGCTGATAAGACAGGCAGTAAAGATGTCCAGGCCGCTGCTGATAAATTAGTAGAGCCTAAAATGACTCCTCAAAGAAAAGATCTTGAGGATAGGATTTCGAGTACCGAAAACGCTATAGCTGAGGAAAGCAGGAGAAGAAAGTTAAGACAAGGTGAGAAAGACGGCCTCAACGAAGAGCTAAAAAAAGCTAAAGATCCTGCAAAGATAGAACAGCTAAAACGTAAAATACAAGCATCCAAGGAGTCTGAGTCTAAACTACAAAAAAGAAAGGCCGAGTTTGAGGCCGAGCGTGATGCTTTACCCAAAGAGGTACAAGCTAAAGGACAGACCGATATAGATGTTGCTGTTGCACAACAAGCTACTCGTATTAACGCTCTTAATAAATTTGCAAATAAACAAACAGCCGCGTCTGCAAAAGCTGTAGTTGATAAGATAAATAAGAATCGAGCTCTTTTAGCAGACCAGGACGCGTTCGAAAAGAAATCAGCTCAGGTACAAGAAACTCTCGTAAATAGATTAAAGGAAAAATACGAAAAAATAGCTAAAGAGGAAGATCGAGAAATCAGAAAAGAAGATTTGATACCGACCCACGGTCAGATCATTGCAGAGATGTTAGACTTAAAATCTTTAATTAAAGGGTCAGCATTAACTAGCCAAAAAGCTGCAGATGATCTTGCCGATATAGTATCTTCAAAAAACCCAGATCCGGACAGAGTCGTTCAAGCTTTCGAAGAGTTTACTAATGAGGTAGAGGACACAATTTCTTTACTTGAAGGTAGAGAGACAGAAATCTTAAAAAGAATAGACCAACTTAGCCAAACAGCAGATTCTGCTCTTGGCGCTAAAAAGGTATACAGCCATACCCACCGACTAGTTAATATAGTCAATCAAAACACCAAGACTGGTAAGATACAGTTCCGCGAGTGGGACGAGAAAAAGAACGACTGGGGTAAAGTCATAAGTCTAGATAAAAAATCAGCTGATATACTTGAATACAAAGGAAACGAAAAGACACTTCAGTATAAACAAAAAGACTACAAGAAGGCTAGCGAAGCCTTAAAAAAGGCTGGGAAAAAGACTAACTTTTTAAAGTACCGTAAAATCAGTAATACAAAAGCAGCAGATCAAGCTACAAAGAAAGCCTCAGGCAAAACAACAAAAACAAAATCTGCTGATAAAACCAAAAAAGCCAAAAAACCAGAAATTTCAAAAGAAGCAAAAGCGGAGATTTCGGAGCTTCGTAAAATTCTCACAGTTGTGAGAGACCTCAAGAACTCAATAGCTCCAGAAAAAGCGGCTATTCATTGGAAAGATATTCCTCACGCTGTGTATTACTACCGAGACGAAAACAAGAAATTGCAGCCGGTCACATTAGGAATGTTGGCAGACCAATCTAGTTTGTCTCAAGACGACACGAAACCAAAATTCGATAATTTTTATACAAGCCGTGGAAAGCTTCTCAAAAATGTAAAAAGAGATCCAGTAGCTTACCTGTGGCAGTTTAGTAATTGGAGAATAGCTAAACCAAAAACTGAAAAAGATACTAAAGACAATAAAGACACTACAGAGATACACTGGACTCAAAATAAAAATAAAGTCTTGAGCAACTTTAGTATTGTTAAAGGAGGTTTAGATTACAAGGGGGTTACCTACAACACGGTAGAGGGTGCTTATCAAGCAAACAAAAGCGGAATTTATGTAGCTGGTTTTGAAAATTTGTCAGGATCTGACGCACAGAAAAAAGCTAGAGCGGATAAAATATCAACAGATCTGACTACAAACAGAGCTTTAATGAAAGAGCTCATATCTATTAGATATAAATCAGATTCTGATTTTAAGCAGGCTTTAGACAAAGCTAAAGCTAATATAACTCACCCCGTTCAAGATAAGTTTTGGAAAGTAGAATTTCCAAAAATATTAAACGAGGTTCGCGAGGTTAAGCCTGAAGTCCCAAAGCTTACGGATAGCGATACAAGTAGGGAAGACGGTGCTGAAATTTCCATGATGCCTATTGAATCAATGTCAGTAGACATTGGAAACGGACAATCTATAGAAATCGATCAAAACGGTAATGGGGGTATTTACACGACCGAAGATAAGGTAAAGACTCTTGTTTCTGAGGCAACTGACGATCAGATAAAACAATATTTCGGTAAAGAGAAAAGTCTTCTAATAACCGACATGCGGGCTGGCAAAGCTCCCAACTCACCTGATGTTACTGCTCGTACTATCATAGATCCTGACATTGGGCAGGCTTACAACCCTTACGAAAATAACGGTAAAATAGACTACGATAAAAAGTTAGATTGGGCAGGCGGTATAACCCAAAGAGAATACTTAGGTATTTTAGATGCTGTGCGTGCATCAGCCGCTTTAGCCAACAACCAAAAAGGTTCAGGTATTAAGGTCACAAAAAACAAAGACGGCGACCAAGTAGCCCAGCCTGAAAAAATATATTTTCAACCAGATAAAGGTACTACACACGTAAGTTTAGCGCTTTGGCGTCAGCGCTTAATGGACCAAAAAAACGGTGACTTTAGAGACCTTACCAGCGGAACTCTTGAAGAGTTAAACTTAGCCGAAACAGTAGTTTATGAAGTAGCAGAAGGCAGGACTCTCGAGCTTCTGGACGACAGAGATTTTTCAGGTTACAAGCTTCAACAAGTTATGTCTTTGGCCGAACGAAGGGCTGAGCTACTTGCTGCTGACATTGAAAGATTAGAAAAAGAAAAATCTGTTAGAGCAAAAAACAGTAAAGGTGTAGAGGAGGAGTATTCTTTTGATGAAGCTATACAGCTAAGAAAGAGGAAACTAGCAGGACTTCTTTTTGATCCACACACCTTAGGAGATAAACAAGGCGAGGAGTCGGGAGGTCTTTTCCCCAAAGTGCACTCAGGTAAGCCTTGGACTTCTGCCTTGGTTGAGTTTCTATTCTACAAAGAAAAAGAGGCTGCTAAAGAAGCTATATTAAGAAACTGGTCGGATGACCTTAGAGCTAGAGACGGTATTGCAAAACCTAGCGATAAAAACGATCCTTATGGCGATCAGAGTAGAGTGCCTATAATGGGTTATTTAAAACACCTAGACTCCCCTGAAGTACTACAAGAGCTACAGCGAATCGAGGCTCAGGTCTTCGGACTAAATCAAGAAAGAAGACTTATCGCCGTATCAGAGGAAAACCAAAAGAGCTATTTGGATAAAGTAGCTAGAGGAGAGACGGAAGCAGTCCCAGGATACGATGAAAAAGACAAAGCCAAGCAAGCTAGAAAAGAGGCTATCGGAGACCTTATATTTAAGCTTCTCGAAAAAGATCGGGAGCTCATGGAAGAAGCCAGAGAAGCCTTTGCTGAAGAGTACTCCAAAAAAGCACAAAAAAGTAAGACTAGATTTCTTGAAAAGTTGGATATAACTAATCGAAACGGCACTCCTTTTAGTATTGAGGACTATACCTTTTTTCAAGCAGGAGAGCAGGCAGATGATCTTGTAGGGTCTAGAGTTCGCACTAAAGGAGAGCAGGCTCGCAAGAGGTTTAGGCGAGGTAATGTAGATCTTGGTATTCCTGTACTAGCTAATTTTATCAAAGCCAGAAAGGACAACGACACACCTTTAGTACTAGAGAAAACAACTCTAGGTTTTAATGAGTTAGCAGATCCCATTAGAGCATACGGATATGAGAAGTCGCTCCGTAAAAACGTTAACACTAACCCGCAACCTCCTAATAATATAGAGTCCTTTAGTATGCCTAAAGCTAAGGGTAAAGGAGCCGTTTCCATATACCGAGAAAACGGTGTCTGGAAGTATAAGTCTACAAAAAGAAAATTAAACCAAAACTCCATAAATCGTGCAAACGAAGCTTACGTAAGCAAGGTACTTCAAGATATTGAAAACTATGATACTAAGTTAGCGGAAGGAGCTAAGTCAGATAACCATGTTTCTTTAGCAAACTTTGTTAATTATATACTAGGGAAATACTACGAAAACAAAGGTGACTTAGTCACAGCTATGGAGAAGTTAGATCACACAGCTTCTACAGATGCAAAAGGTATTAACAGACAAGGAGCTCCTGGGTTGGGTCTATTACCAAGCGTGTGGTTTACCTTCATCAAGGAAGCTTACACGTTAATTGGTTACGACTCTTCTAAAATAAGCCCAAAAGCAGATAGCAAATACTCGTGGAATTTTGATGCTAAAACTATGTCGTTCAACGGCGAGGTTTTAGAAGGCAACATGTTCAAAGACGGAGTGCCCGACCCGAAAGACATGGCTGAAATGGTCAAGCCGATTATACAAGCTGTGGTTGATGCGGGTAGAGTACAGTTCGAGGTAGGTATTGGGTTGGACGAGGATAAAACATCTAAAAATCTAGTTGCCGGTGGAGAACTCCAACAATTCGACAGTCAACTTTCCGACGCAGCCGAAGACATAGTTGACGCAGTTTACAGTCAAGCAGGTGCCGATACAGGGCAAGCTGAGAGCTCAGGATTAATAACTCAGGAGGGTTTAGATCAAGATGTAGATACTAGCCAGGATACCCGGATAAACATTAACAAAAGTTTTAAATCAAAAGATTTTCAGCTAGAACCTCTCAATAAAGATCCAAAAGTTGTAGAGGAGTTCCAAGATAACTTTGAAGACTACCAGAAACGTATTAGCGATCTACGCAAGGGAGGGAAGGGCACAACCTTAGCAAAGGTGCTCAAGGAGTTTAAGAACGACCCAGGGTTTTGGAGAATCTTTGGATTGCCGGTGCCTCCTCAGCCGCAGTTTACTAAGAAATTAAAAGCTAGCCCAAACTACCCCAGGTTCAAAGAGATTGTACTTGATCCCGACGACCCGCAAGGACCTAAGCCCCCCAAGCCTGGAACCCCTAAACAACCTCAACCTTCTATACAGAGCATACTAGATAATAGAGGTCCGGTTACATTCTCACTCGGAGCTCGAGTAGTTAATGACGACGACGCTAGTATCTTCGCTAGAATAATGAATCGAGTCAGCTGGTTTGCTACCGACGTAGCAGATTATTTAGGAGGTAAAAGAGAAAATTTTAAGCTTACCGGAAAAGGTATTATGGACTCGTTTGTTGATCAGTCCAGAGCCTCCACTAAAGTATTGCGAGACGCGCTAATAGATGCGGGGGTTACTGACAAGAAAGTATTGGAAGCTCTTGATGTGCGTGCTTTGTGGCATCAGTATTTTGGTAAAACAGATGAAGCGGTTAGGCAGGCGGAAATAGAATATATCGAGCCTATTATGGACGCTATGCGAGAGCATGACGTGACTAACGAGGAGTGGGGTAGTTACATCACCGCAAGAGCTGTTCCCACAAGAAACATACATTTAGAAAAGTTGTACAAGGGTATGCTTGACGAGCTCGACCCTACTGATTCAGCAGACGCCAAGACTCGTAAAGAACTCGAGGCTTTCATGAAAAAGTACAAAGGCAAAATGAGCGGTATAGAAACCGCCGTAGCTGTAGATGTAGTCAAGAAGATGGAAGCTCAGGAAAAATTTAAGAACTTCCTCAACGATAAGCGGAACCCTCTTCAAAAATACTACGACATGAATATGCAGTCTCTCGTTATGAGAGGTGAGATGGGTTTAATACAGAACGACCCATCTAAAGGCGGTATTGATGAGGTAGCAGCTATGCGCAAAGCAAGCTCGTACTGGAACTGGCGATCCAACGGATCTCAGTACATGTACAAAATTGACGGTAAAGAAAACCAATACTCGTACTCTCCAATGCAAGGATTTGAGGGAGAGACCGAAACTATTTTTGACAACGACCGAGCGTTTCAGATGGTAGGTAAATCTACCAACTCCTCAGGTAGAGGTTGGGATCAACCTAGGCAGAAACTGTTGTTTAAGGGATCTTTCGGTAGACCTGACGGAGTACCGGGGCCAGACCCCAACACCGCATTCGCTACCGCTCAGTCTCAATTTTTTGAAGGTGCTATACGAGCTCACAAGAATGAAGTTTCGCAAGCTTTCGGTTTAACTTACGAAGTACTTAGAGCTATGGCATACCACGGCGACAAGAAAGCCGTAGACACTCCGCTATTCGATCTTAGCCAAGCCGAGTTTAAGCAAGTAGAGGATCTTGTTAAGAATAATCCAGAAGCTATTAAGCGAGCTCGCGAGTTGTTCGAAGGCAAGAACCGTATATTCGAAAAAGAGTACAACCCAATAGATACTGTAAAGGGATACAAAATTGTACCTAAAGCTTACGGAGGAGACGACCCAGGTTTTAAAATGTTCCGTAAAGAGATTAGCAGGGATTTTCAGAATAACCCAATGGTGTTCGTCTACCGTAAAAACGGTATACCGACTTATATTCAGTTTGCTAACACAGAAGCAGGAGGTAGAGCAGCTACTTCGATCAAGAACTTAAGATACGAAGCCTTACCAAGCTTTCTGCAAGGTATCAATAAGATCACTCGTTTCATGGCGAGTATGTTTACCTCGAGAAACCCCGCTTTCTTAGTCCCCAACTTTGTCAGGGATTTGCAAACTGCATGGATCCATCTAAACGAAGATGAGAAAAAAGCTTTTGCTAAAGATGCTTTAAGCCCAAAGCAGATATATCCTTTGATGCGTGCTATATACAAAGTGGAGCGTAAGATGTTCAAAGGAGAGTCTACTTTAATTAAAGACGCGCCCAAATCAGGAGAGGCCGCAGAAACGTTTGTTAAAGAGCTAATCGCTAATGGAGATTGGGAGCGTGTATACCAATACGCAAAACAAGCAGGCGCTAAAGTTGGATACTTCAGGTTAGACACTATACCTGAAATTATAGACAGGCTTGCCGAAAATAAAGGTAAGCGGTCTAGCTTCGGGCCTAAAGCTCAGTGGGATAGCATGGTTAATATGTTAGACAGCGCTAACAGCATGCTCGAAAACTCTATTCGTATATCTGCATTTGCAGCAGCAGTTAAGAACGGCAGCTCTATTCAAGAAGCGGCTAAAATCTCTAGAAACGTAACCGTCGACTTTAACCAAAAAGGAAACATGACACAGACCATGGGTTCCTTGTTTGTATTCTTTGGTGCTTCGATGAACTCGTTACATCGTATGTTTAAGACGATGCATAAGAGAGGTTTTAAGGAGTCCGCTAAGATGGCTGGTTATATAGCAGGTGCATCCGTTGTCATGGCTATGTTCAACCGAGCTTTTAGCGACGACGAAGATGAGATCGAGCCTGACTACGACAGAATTTCTACATACAAAAGAGATACTAACTTTATCATTACTGACCCGAGAGAAGGTAAGACAGGATACTACAGTTTCCCTCTCCCGCTCGGTTACAATGTGTTCTGGGCCATAGGCCAATACGCTGCAGACTTCTGGGCAAGGTACGGAGGTGATGAGCCTCGGGGCGGAAGCGATCCTTTAACAGGCACATTACGTGTGCTTGAGTCCTTCATGAATACAGCCAATCCTATGGGCGGTGCTTCTTTGAGCACTTTCTATGCTCCTAGTGCTTTAGAGCCGGTTGCACAGTTAGCGGCCAATAAAAACTTTATGGGTCTGCCTATACGGAGAGAGGATCCCGACTGGGGGGTTCAAAAACCTGCGCATAAATCTGACGGTAAGCATGTCAGGCAGCACTGGACTGATTTTTCTGAATTAATCAATAAAATTGCGGGAGGAGACGATAACATAAAAGGTTCCATAAGAGGCGTGTTCGGAGACGACCCCGCGGATAATTTAAATGATTTTAAATGGGATTTCTCCGGGTCGGAGTTAGAGCATTTATTCACTGGTTGGACAGGTGGGCCAGGGCAGTTGTTAGATGCTTTCTTTGGTGGAGTCGCATATCCTTTAATGAATTCAGATCTTAAAGAGGATTTGTCAGATCCTACCGGTGAAACATGGGCAAACAAAATACCTATTCTAAATAGATTCTACAGATCATCTACTTCGGACGGTTCGTTGAAAAACAAGTTCTACAAAGTAAGACAGTTGGTCAAAGAATCTGAGATAGCTGTTAAAAATGAGAGCGCTAGAGGTGCCAAGTTTGGGGCTGCAGCAAAGAAACGTTTTAAAACACAGCTTCAGCTTTCGGGACTAGTCAAAATGGCCGACACAGTTAAACAAAAAGCTACCCAAGCTAGGAAAAAAGTATCTAGTTCTAAACTTGATGTTTCTGGAAAACTGCAACGCGTTGCGAAGATAGACCAGCAAGAACATAATGCGTACGTTGCAGTCGTGAAAAAAGCCCAATCCTTAGGTATATACTAGATGAAAGAAACTAATTTAAAGCTGAGCCAGAAACAAGAAGACAAACTTGTCAAATATGTCTTGGAGAGGTACAGGCAACTTAAAGAGGATAATAGAGAGCGGATCGAAGCTGATAAGATCTCATGGAAGACATATCATAACGACCGTTCAGATCGTGTTGATTACGATGGTATATTTAACCACTCGAATCTCTCGGTTCCTATGACCTCGCTTGTCGTAGATCATTTCATGGCTAGAGCTGAGGATGAGATAACCGGTACGAGTCCTTACTTCAAATTCGAAGCACAGGGAGCGAGCGACCTGGAGATGGCCGAAACCTACGACAAGTACTTTAACTGGAAAATAGAAGATCAAGCAAAGACACGGGAACGTCTGGAAGAGTCGTATCTACACTTATTTATCCAACGTGCTCTTGTTTTGAAATCTACCTACAAGGAAGATGTCTCGGTCTGGTATGATTATGAACGCAACGGCTTGTTCAATAACCAGACTGGTGATTTCGAAGATATACCTGGCGAAGGACCAATCATTGAGGGAGAAGCACAGTTCATCCCAGAGATGAATCCTTTGACCGGAGAAACAGAACTTCGACTTGCGAACGATCCTAGCTTCCAAATGATACCTGGAGTTCACGAGTTCCGACCGCTACCCCAAGGAATCCCAACCCAACAGATTAGGTACAAAGGTCCCAGGTCGGAGGTCATAGACTCAGATCGTTTCCTTTGCCCAATGACCGCAGCATCTGTCGATGAGGCTGACATCCTTGTAGAGCTGTACGACAAGGACATGAGCTGGGTTAGTGAGATGTTCATGAATCGGGAGTGGCTAACAATCGCTGACTACGCAAACCTCATTAAAAAGGACGCAAATCCCAGGTCGGAGGTCGAAGAGAATGAGGAGAGGAAAGAGAATTTAGATTTCGATTCGGAAGAAAATCCAGTCGTTCCAATCATTGAGTGCTGGGTAAAACGTGATGTTCTCGGCACTGGCATCCCTCAGGAGTTTTGTGTATTCATCGACACTGAGACCGAGAAACCAATTTACTACGAATACGTCGCTAAACTGACTCCCGACAACAAGGTTCCATATACCGCAGTATCGATCGGAAAAGAGCGTAACAAATGGTGCGGCAAAAGCCTGCCCGAGCGTATCCGCACCTTCCAGGAATATGTAGATAAACAATTTAATTCCCAAAGCTATCGGAATGAGCTCGCAGCTAATCCGATCATTGGTGTTAATCCGCAAGCCGTTGAGGACGAGCCTGAGGATGTAGAATTGCATGCGGGTAAGATCTTTGAGCTTAAGGATCAGTACAGCATTGATGACTTCATAAACTTTGCAGCTGTTCCTAATGTAGACATCCGGACACAGGATCTTATTGATTTTGTATTTGGTATAGTGCAGCTCTGGCTCGGGGTATCTAATATGGCACAGGGTGACTACCAAGCATTAGCTCCCGCCAATACAGCGACTGGTGTCGAAGCAACATTACGCGAGGCGAGTAAGATCGGTCGCCGTTGGATGCGTCGTATTGTTCGTGGTTTCGAGGAGCATCTTACCAAGCTTGTACAAGTAACCATGGCAACCATCGATGAGGAAGAAGTCTTCGAATACATGGAGGGCGATGTCAGAGATTTTGGTGTTATGTCTCCTGAAGCAATTCGTGAGATCGGTATCAATGTCCGTGTCATACTATCACAGGATCAAGGTCAGCGTGCTATCGAGAAAGCTAATCTCGCATTGCAGACACAAGACAGATACTTCCAGTCACCGCCTGAGATGCGACCCTTTATCAGACCTATGCTTAAACGTATTCTCGATGCTATGGGCTTTGAGAAAACCGATGAGCTTCTTCCTCCCGAAGCACCACCCGATCCTAAGACCGAGGCAGAGATTGCAAAGATGCTTGGAGATAATGCTGCGCAGGGTGAAAGCCCAGCTCCAAGAGATGGTGTCTCAGCAGCAGCCGCTGGCATGGGAAATAGTAACCCCGCAGGAATGAACCAATATCAAGGATGAGCGACTTAGTAATATTTGATCAATTAGCTGATATAAAAAAGCTAACCGTAGACGAAGCATTTATACATCTAGAAAAACGGTTTCAAAAAGAACGCGCTCGGTATCTCGCTCGCATGCTTGATCCAGATACTGACGCCTCAGAAACTATTCAGATCAAAGCAGTAATTAATGCTTTAGAAGCTCTATCGCCTATGGCACTTGCGGAAAAGACCCTCAAGATAGAGACCAAAAATCGTAAGGTTAAGCATCCAGAAATGTTCCGTGTTAAGAAACCCGCAACAGGTTGATGTATACCTAATGTATAACAATAATTAATTTTTAGCGATGTACCGAGTAACTATAAGTTGGCTATATGAAAATCATGCGGATGTAGAATCGGCACATATTTTTCGGTCTACTGTACACAACTCAGAAAAAGAGTTTCAGGAAGCATTAAACAACAACGATTTTACCGATTTAACACTTGTTAAATCTTACGACGATTTAACTCAGCTCTCTGACAACAGTATTCAAACACATACCGACACTAGTGTAGCCAAGAATACTACTTATTTCTACGCAGTTACCGCGAAAAGCATGTATGGAAAATACAGGCTCGGGGTATACCCAGGAGTTGATCCTTCAGATACCGAGCTTACTTCGAGTGATCAGCCTGAAAACTCCTCCGTTTACGGTGTAACTATCCCAGATTTTGCGGATGTTCATACTACTCTGCCCGTATTTAACATAAGTTCGGAAAGGGTAGATGAAAGTGTGGCAGATAGCGATGTTACTTATATTAAAACAGAGCTTCAAAGCGCTATGGATTGGTGGTCTTCCGCAGTCACTATCCCCTCCAATGCTACCAGCTTGATGGACAATGGAAAGATATCAATAGAGCTAGTTATTGAAGATCTCGGAGCATCCGCCGCTCCCGCAACATCTCAAATTTTAGAATACGTCGGCCTGGATGAATTCGGCGATGTTGATTGGGGTACCACATTTACCAAAAGAGCAAGAGTAACTTTTAACTCTTACTTTGTGGCAGAAAGTAAGACCCGGCATACAGCTGACCCATCCAAAACAACCCTCATGTACGCACTTGCCCGCCACGAGCTATTCCATTTACTTGGGATGGGTTCTACTCTTTTTAATGCACCAAACGCTCCTCTAAGCGGGAACACCGATGAAGGGGGCGCTGCAAAATATTTCTTTGTGGGTGAAAATGCTATAAGTGCGTATGAAAATAGTTTAGATGCTTCCTTTGCTGGTCAAATACTAGGAATACCTTTAGAAGACAACGGGGGTGCAGGCACAGAAAACATGCACTTTGAAGCCGGAGAGGCCTATGTTGATTTAGATTCCTTAGTGCGCACGGAAGAAGCTCAAGATAATCCCGAAAGTACGGCCGTTAGCGATAATTACGGAATAGCCACCAATCTGATAAACACTGTAAGCGATTACCAAAGATCTAGCAACGATCTAACAAATATGATCTTTAAGTCAGATTACAGTCCAGCAAACAGTAGTTTTTTCAGCCAGTTAGATTTTTTTGGAGCTTATGTAACACTGTACGGGTACGGCGATTTTACGACCACAGGAGCTGCTAAAGATTACTCCGTATATTTAAACAAATATAATAATGAATACCTTAGCAGGGCTAACGGATCTACAAGCTCAGACGAGATATTGAAAAATTACATAATCTACGAGCTTACAAATAATTGGGAAACTAAGTACCCTGGTTTACCGCTACCTGAGTCTTCAGGAGACTGGTCCGATAGTTCGTCGTCAAGGTATGTCAACATAATGGATCAGCTCGCCTACAATAAACGCGGCTTTAAGAGAACTAACGGTTATGGGCATGACTATTCTGACATTAGTTTAAAAAGGGCTAAAAGTATTGCTTCATCAGTATACAGTGGGGAAGGCACTTTTTGGGGTCACGGATTAACTTGGGGTAATGATGAAAACATAGCAAAATTGGCTATTATAATTTTTAACCTAGTTGTAGAAAGAATCGAGCCGCCCCTCGACACCCCGTTTTTGTATTATGAGGAAACCCGTAGACATAAGCACTGGGCTGCGGGTGTGCTAATCTATAATTTATTCCAAGATACTTCCGCAGGTTTGGAAAGCATAGCTTTTATTAAAAGTTTCGGAGGCAAAGAAGCTGACGACCAATTAAGATTCGAAGAAAATCACACGACGCACAAACAAATTTTAAAGAATGTTCTTAATAACCCCCGCGCAAGCCTTTCACTATCATGATTAAAAATAACGATATAATGAATGCTACGCTCGGGTACATCTCCCGAAATGATCGAGTAGCGTTTCCTGGGACTGGTTACGAGCTTTTTCACCCTGGCCTGGGTAATGATGTAAGCACGGCATTTGTTAGCGAAGATTTAGTAGTTAGTGATATAGCGCTTTCATTTTTGAAAGACCAAAATCTTTTAGTAGACGATACCACAGCTGAAGAATTAATAATTAGCACTGATCAGACGCAATCGTCTTCTACAGTAGGAACCAGCGGTGGGTCGGGGTCGTATGATGATCCCTACTCAGTAACTAGCAAGCTCACCGCAACACTATCCGTCATAGACTCTGCCGATTTAACTGCTACCATAGACAGTAATATTTTAGCGGATATAAAATCGGCAGTAGATTACTGGGCAGGTGCAATAGGATTTCCTATGGGCTATAACTATAAAAACTTAGATATCTTTGTTTTTATCCAAGACAACTTTGCGTATAGAAGCTGCGAAAATAGCAGGCTTAGTTACACGGCTACAATTCCTTCGCTGCAAGGAATCCAAATAAGTATGCTAACAAGCTTCCCTCATATAATTTCTATATTTTTAGATCGGCAGCTTATTGATTTTTGGACAACTGTGCGCACGGAGACTACTAGAAAAAGAATTGAAGATTACAGAGACGGTTCGTATAAGTCTAATTTCTACCATATTATAAGAAAAGAAATTCTTAAAGGATTAGGAATCGGGCCGTATTGGATAAGCAATACTTGCTTAAAAACTCACACACAAACCAGCAATATAACTTTTACAGACCCCGCGTATTGCTGGACTGGATCTAATGGAGTAGCCGCCTATCAGGCCTACATAAGCAGCTATAATACCTCCGGCATCCCTTTTGAGTATAGAAGCCGAAAACCGTCAGGCGGCTCTAGCTGCTCTGATAATTGTATAATCTCCGGGCTAGAGGGAGGTTTTCTTGTAAACGGCGGCGTACATTATGACGGAGTCTCTAAATTTTACGAGAATTCTGCAGTTATAGGAGGGCTGGCAGAAGGAGAAATATCTCAATCATCGATTTACATACATGATACGCCTCTCTCAAGAACACACGGATACGCAGTTTCCGGTATTACTTTAGGAGTACTAAAAGACATGGGTTGGGATGTAGACTATTCTAAAGCGGAAGAATATAACGGCGTATATCCGTACACTCCCTAGCATAGCTCCAGCAACCGGTTGATGTATATATAATGTATGACAAACTGATATTCAAATCATGGCAGATATAAAATTAGATTGGTTAAGTCCGCTTGATGTGGATAACATTGAAGAACTAAGGGTATTTAGACACTACAATGTAAATCCCGCAGAGACGGAGGGAAATGTTCCTAGCGCAACAGCAAGCACTTTTGCTGAGGATACTAGCGCTGTTCAAGTGACTGCTAAACAAGGTGAGGCTCTACTTAACAGCAGAGCACCGGACACATATACGGACACTGTTAGTGATACAGGCACTTATTATTACGGCGTATTCTCCTGGAATTCAGCAGGCTACGGCCCAGGTTCAATAGTTAAAATAGAGGTTTAAAAAATGAGCGTTCGCATATCATGGAGTCCATACTCGTCACCACCTAGTGATGTCACTGAAGTTGTAGTAGTTAGATCTACAAGTTTGACTAATGAAGCAGCTTTCGAGAATGAATTAAATGCTAATGGCAGGCAATCAACGGCACTTGACTTTATCACTACCGATCAGCAAATCATTGGTTCTAATATAACAGTAACGTCTAGCGTAGTAGACTATGACAATCTTGCTGCAGATCAATACTACTACTGCATAGCAGCAAAAAATGATGTAGGTTATACGGTCGGCGCAAACGGTGCGCAGAGTGTGGTACCCTCACCTAGCGGGGCTATTGAAGGAGGCGTAGCACGCATTGATATTTCTTAATTAACGGAGCTCCAAAGTTTTTCAATAAGGAGTATGAAACTATGGGAGACATAAAAATATTTAATGCGGCAGGTGGAGAAGATCCCCCCACTACTGTGACTCCCACACCAGGTACATCTGTTGGTAAAGTTCAGGATCTTTTTGTTAGTAATGAACGATTAGAAGAAGTTCTTGAGCAAATAGAAATTTTAAAAAATCAAGCAGACTCTAACACCCAAGAGATACAGGATGTAACTCAAGACGCCCCCGAAACTTTAGATACTTTCAAGGAAGTGTCTGACAACATGAATGTGGACGACTTTATAGCCGGCCTAAACAGCGACTAAAATGCACCTAAGATCATGGCCAACACAGAGTCTGTACTATATAAGATAGGGCAAGCTGTTAGTGATGCCACAGTCAAGGTTGTAAACAGTGAAAGCGAACTGCCAAGCACCGCAAAAGATGGAACCCTGGCAATTATCTCCGCAAACCCGCCATACATGGCTTATAGAGCCAACTCGAATTGGTATGCTATGAGCCCGGGCACACTAATCACTTAAGTAAAGCCCTGAAAAGCACTGCATTTCAAGTAGTGTAAAAAAGTGATAAAATTCTAATATTTTATAAATATTAGGTAAAATATTTAGGGGGCAACTGGTTTTCATGAGGGTGTCCCTGTGGTTATATTTAGCATAGGTAAGCGTATTCTCGCTTATTTTGCATAACCTAAACCCAAATTATTACTTATTATGGCAAACGAACAATCAATCTTTTATCAACTCGGTGCGGCTGTTAAAGCTCAAATCGCCTCCGCTAATGGCGCTTCCACAGCTGTTCAAGAAGAACTAAACACCACTCAAGCTGGTGCTGGTCTTTCCGAAACCGGTGCTTATGTAGCTGAAACTGACTCTAACTACATCAATGCTGCTGCTACTCTTAAAGCTGCTGACAAATTGTTGGACGCTCAGCTTAAATCTGCTAACGAGGCTATAGATACTAAAGCATCTCAAACAGATCTTAATACTACTAACAGCAGTCTTTCTACCGCTGAAAGTAATATTACCTCCCTTCAAAGCGACAAAGCTAATCTCTCCGGTGCTGCTTTCACTGGTGATGTTAGCGGAACTAACCTTACTCTTAGCGGAAATCTTATAGTTAACGGTGAAACTACCCAAACCAAGATCACTGAACAAAATCTTGACATCAAGGACAACTTCATCGGTTTGAACCGTGGAGCTTCTGTTGCTGCTAACAATGCTAAGGACATCGGATTGTACTTCGAGCGTGGTTCTTCTGAATCTGCTGGTGCTATCGTATTTGACGAAACTAACGACAAATTCGTTGTTGGATTCTTAGAAGGCGGAGTTGTCCAACTTTTAGACCTATATTGGGGGTCAGGCATGGACGGGCTAGAGGCCACTGTGGTTGACACTTACTTGTCACTTGAAATAGATGATGCAACAAAAGCTGTTTTGAATAATGTAGTTGAGGTTCTCCGAGTAAATGATAATTGGGGAAATTCAAACGATTACATGGGCAACGCTGTAACCGGCGATACCATTAGTATGGTCATCTCTAGTGATGGATTTAGCCTTTATTTTACGGTTGGTGCTGGAGTTAACTTATTGGACCTTAGTTCAACCACAATTACTCTTGTTCATCAAGACACCATCAGTTACCCAAATCCATTCCCTGTTTCGCTCTCTTCGATTAGTTTTGAAGACGCTAACAATCCTGGTTCTGAGTACGAGCATGTTTCTACGTCCATAGGTTCAGGAGACTTGTCCACGGAGCCGAGTGCTACCTTATCATTCTCCACTTCTGGATCAGCAGCGACTGGATCTGATGCAGCGACCGCATCTGCTACTGCTGCTCCTTTGAAAGTTGGATCTCTTGAGATCGGAGCTACCGTTCTTGGTGATCTTACCGACTTCAATGCTGGTTTAGCAGGCTAAGAGTTAGTACCGAGTACATAACTTAACTACTCATGATTTAAACGGGGGCCGGAGGCAATGTCTTCCGGCCCCTTTTTAATCTATGCATATTCGTTTCACTTTATTTGTTATCCTGGCGATATTCGTAATTTCATGCCTTGCATCTTGTAGTATGAAAACATTCGCCCCGACGGCTCTGGGAGCTGTTGGTGGTGGAGTAGGAGCAATCGGAGGACCGGGAACAGCATTTGCTGGAGCCGCTGCCGGAGCTGCCGCCGGACAAATAATTAAAGAGAGCGATAAAGTAGAAGCACAAGCAGAGAAAATAAAAGCTCTTAGTGAGGGTGATATTTCTAAGCTTGTAGAATTAAAACTAAAAGAAGAACGCGGGTGGTTCGAGAAGACGATAGATGGGGTGTATCAGATCCTCATGATCTCCGCACTCGGAATGGGACTCTACGCGGTATTCAATTTCTGGCACGGGCGGAAGCTCGCGCAAAAAATAAACACAAACGCACACAAATTTTTTCAGTAATGACAGACAACGCAGCAATAGTGGGATGGACTGGTACTTTCGCTACCTTTTCGATAGGGCAATGGAACGAGGCAATCGCTTGCGTATGCGGTGTAGTTACTACGATATACATGGTTACTAAACTAATAAAAACTCTTAAGCATAAGGATAAATAACCATGGCCGAATTTAAACACTGCGACGGATGCCCAGAAAATAAAAAGAAGCTTTGTGCTAAGTTCAGAACTTGCTTGGCAGAAGATTCCAAAAAGAAAAAAGGCGATAAGAAACCCGTCAAAAATGGTACTTATGGGTGATTCCCAACCGGTTACATTTTTGTGACCCAAAGTATATCTTCGCGGTATGGAAACATCTATCGCGGAGGTTGAATCCCCGCAAACTACAGAGGAACAGTTCAGCATTGAGAATGCGTCCACGGACGATCTTCGCAATGCATTAGGTATAACGCCAGAGACTCACGACCATGAGCCAGTAGCCGAGGAGCAGATCCCGGAGACACAGGAAGAAGGTCTTGAGCCGCAAGCCGAGAGTCAAGAGCCGGAGGCAGAGGTATCATTAGACGCCCTTGAATCCGAGACTGACGAGGATGAGGAAGAGAAGCTTGGAAAACGTAGGATTCGTCCTCGTAACGAGCTAGATCAGCAAGTCATAGACTTGTACCGATCCGAAGGCTTTAATGGTTCGTTTGCTGATGCATCGAGAATAATCTACGGACAAAATGCAGAACCTACTCCCCAATCTATTTCGCCCAATCAGGAGCAAGTCGAGGCGTCCGAGCCCGACCCAATCAGTGGCATAGATAAACAAGCTGATGACATCCGTGCATCTATCCTTGAGCTTGAAGGAAAAGTAGAACAAGCAGCAGAAGATCTTGAGACCACCGAAGCACTTAGGCTTCAGCGTGAGATCATGAAACAAGAACTTCAGTTGCAAAATCTCACACTCCGTAAACAGCAAATAGAGCAGGAAAGAGAGCAGCAAGTTTATCAATCCCATCGCAGTAAAGCGATGGAAAGCCGTGATCGAGTTTACGAAAGATTTCCCGCATTGCAGGATAAACAATCAGTCTATCGCAAGCAGTTCGATGATTTCGTATCGCAGGCTCAAACGGATCCCGACTACGCCGCAGTATTCGAGTCACCACGTTGGCCCGAGCTTATTGCAAGTGAGTTTGCCGCATTGAATCCAATGCAACAGGCTCCAGCCGAGCAGGCTCAAGCTGCTCCGCAGGCTCCACAACAAACTGCACCGCAATTAGGCACGCAAGCCAAGGTATTGACCACGGGGACTACGGCACAACCTGTAAACACACCCGCTACTCGCGAGGGCTTGCTTCAACAGCTTCCGAATATGGACACTAAAGATATTTACGCATTACTCGGAGCGCCTGGAGGATCGCAACCTTTGAGATAGTGGGACTAATAAAACCCTTAATATCTTAATAAAATGGCATCAAAAAACTTACCATCAACCAACAGCGCTGCCGGACTTACCGGTACTAATGTTGATTTAATCTCAAACACAACTTCATATGCTGAGCTTATTAAAGGCCAGCCCAACTCTGATTTGCGCTCACGCCTTTGGTCCGAGCTCGTATCTCGCGATGCTCGGGAAAAAAACGTGTTCGCAAAATTCATCGGAGGAGAAGGTAGTGGAAAACCAATCACCGAAAAGCGTGACCTCTCCGCTGGCGGAAGCGACAAAGTAACCTTTACTACTGTTGCTCCTATTCGTGGACAAGGTGTACGCGGGGAAGAAATTCTCAAGAACACTACAGATACACTCGACTTCGGAACTTTCTCCGTTGAGATCGATCTCGTTCGTCATGCTGTCTCCTGGACTCAAGTTCTCAAGCTGATGAGATTCACCGGCAAAACCATCGACCAGCTTTCTGCTGAGGTTATGTCCGAGTGGATGTCCCGCACTGAGCAAGACCAAATCCAGTACGCATTGCGTCAGAGCTGCATCAATAACACCGACACCAACTTCTTGCGTGCTAAGAGCGACTTCACAATGGCTGAAGGTGGTCTTAGTATTGATCTAATCCAAGAAGCTAAACAAGCTCTTATCGCACAAGGCGGTGAGCCAATGAACATGGGTGGAGACGAAAACCAAGAAATTCCTGGTTACTTGTTCTTCGGCCCAGACGCATGTTTGCGCGCTCTTCGTTCCGATACTGAGTATCTTGAAGCAATTCAATACGCTGACTCCCGTGGAAACGACAACAAGTTGTTCTCCGGTTCGTATGCAAAATGGGACAACAACATCATTGCTAATCACAATGTTATGATTGACACCGCTCGCGGTCGTCAAGGTTCCCCACTTCTGCCTACCTACTATCACTTCGACTCCGCCGCAATCGTCCCTGCTGCTGCTGCAAATGCAGCGCAGGGTGTTACCGTTGGTGACTTCGTGATTGGAGCTTACGGATCTATGGATGACTGGACTGCAAACTTCCGCGGTGCAGGAATTAGAATTCCTGGTGGAGCAGGAGCAGAGTACGCAGAAGATGCTGATGACAGCACTTTCTACGTTCTTGGTATTACTCCTAGCGGAGCGCACCGTTTGTTCAGCTACCAAGCTTCTAAAGCAAGCACAAGTCGCATCGTATTAACCCCTGTAGCTGATGCCAGCCAGCCCTCAAGCGCGACTAAAACACTCGCTTCCTTCCCACAAGGTTCCTTGTTTGTACAAGCTAATTCTGCTGGTACTCCTATCGGATATGTCCTTGCTATGGGTAAAGACGCGATGTACTACGCAAAAGGAAAAATCTATGGTGAGCAAATCTTCCACTATGACGACTTCGCGAACTCCGGCAACGAAGCTCACTTGAGCGCTGTTGGTGTTCAGTCCGTCTACGGTATGGCTGTTCGTCAAGACACTCGCGGTCGTGTTCCTGCGGTTCAACTTCTTGAAGTTGCACGTCAGGTTCCTGGCTTAGCTTTGACCCAGTCATAAGGTTTATGCCTAACAGGATTTTCTTAATCCAACCCTAAAACTCAGCCCCTCGTCCTGCTTATTGGGCGAGGGGCTTTTTTATTAAATCATGAAAATAGTTATACTCAGAAAAAGTAATCAATTAGGAGCCACGGCAAATATTATCGTAAAAGGTATGAGTCAGATACGATATAATTTTGTGTGGGATAGACAGCTCGGCAGCTATGCCTATGAGCCTCGGAATCAAAAGGAAGCTGATGATATCTTTTTAACTCAAGGGAAAATCTATCGGCATATGTTCTTCGGGATTGTTATGGATAAGCCATACCCTGAAGAAAAAATCGATAAGCGTGCTAGCGTGAAAAAAGCTTTGGAGGCTAAAAAGAAAAAGAAGCCTGCAAAGCAACCGGTAGATAAAGAAGTACTGGACGCATAATATTTCTAGATGGCCGCTGTAACATTTAAAGATCTGCAAGATCAGCTTGCGTCTATGTTAGGCGCAGGCGAGGTATCTGAGTTACCTCCAGTTGATCGGAAAAGAATCGCGGTATGTGTAAACCAGGCATACAGGGAATGTTACCTACCAATTGACGGGAAGCGTCCTATGTGGGCTCAGAAGAAGTTCGAGCTCTCCTACTGTATGGAACAAGCTGGTGCGGATCTACCCCCCGAGGTTGTATCCGTAGACAAAATACCACAGCTGGTAGGGGAGGGTCCTTTATCTCCGATGAAAGGGCCAGAGGATGAAATCAAAGTTCGCTCAATTTTCAGTTGGGATTTTCGTGCTCCAAGCGGCCGGGGCCTGAATTTCCCGCACTTTAAAGACAATGAGCCAGAGATTGGTCGTCCGGTCTGGTATTATCTGGATAATAGAGATCATGGACAAGATACTAAAGTAATCCCTAGATTCTATCTCTACCCAATACCCGACAAAGACTACACCGTAGAATTGTACGGAAACATTATACCTGCGGATCTCGAGCTTGAGACCGACGAACCAAGAATCCCGTCCGATTTAATTTGGGATATTCTATTCCCCATCGCTCAAGGAAAGATGTTGGCTGATCCAAGATACAATGGAGATAATCGTGAGATCCTGATGCGTATAGCTGACGAAGCTAGAAAGCGTCTAAAAACAATTATTACTCCGCAAAAGCACAAGGGATCGCTTCGTCTAACCAAGCGTATTGGCTGGTAATGTATGAGCAGAGACCTGACAATCAGGCTGCTCGGGCGACCACAAGTTAGCACGGACAAAGTAACCGGCTTCAGGAAGCTGGTACGCAAGTATGTGGTCGAAGGTCCAAGGGCTAGTAAAGCAGGGATCCATGATGACCTTAATCCTCTATTTCTACCTGCCGGTGCAACCGATGAGGAGTTCGATACCTACCATCTCACAAACCAGGCATTAGCACCTGCAAATGGTACGCTTGATAAAGCATATCTTCAAAGAGAATTTATCGAGCTTAAAAGATCTGCACTGGCTGAGAATTACATACAGAAAAACGATCTTATTGCTGTGCGTAAACGATTTGCTGTCTTGCGAAACGAAAGCGTAAGCCTCGGGTACGGAGATAAATGGGGTAGCCATCCAAGCGAGGCATCAACCTATGCAAAAGATCCCTGGGAGTATGCTCCTGACTGGGTAGCTAATGCTACACCTGGATCATACGCTTACTCATTTTCCAATGCTGCTAGTAACACTGGATTTACCGATACGCCCGCGGTTTTATATTATCAGGACGGAGTATCTGTTGCCTCAAATCTGTCTGAATATCTACTAGGAAGATTTAGCCCATCAGGTGATTGGCTAAGAGGTACCGCTGTTATGTCCCAAGTCGGCTCGGAGCTTGATGTCTGGCAGGTAGAGTGGGTAACTCATGCCGCACCATACTGGACTGCGGGTACTGGAAAATCTGGAGAAAGAAAGGTTTCCAATTCCATGAGAGTGGTGGACTTTGACGAGTATGGACTGGAAATCAGTCTTGTCGGAGGAACCGCTTCATCTAATTCTAATGTAAAAATTAAAACCTATAACTTTTTTACCATAGGTTCGGAATTACCAGAATCTTTAATGGAAATATCCGGTGGGGCCAGTAGTACAGCCATAAATAATTCTGTTGATGTAGATTTGTTTGTTACAACATTAGAGGGTAAGAGTTTTGCAATTAAAAATCATATACCTGGCGGTGTTTGGAATAGCAGCACAGCACCTATCCGATTTCCAAGTACTGCTGGCGGAAATATCACGGTTGGGTCAACTAGTGGTTACTCTGTTATTTTTGATTATGAAGCGGATATGACCAGTGATTCATCCCCTATAGAGGGCTTTCCAATTTTCCAAAAAACTCCTATTCGTAGCATAGCCGGAAGAATATCTTTTACATCCACCGACCGTCTACCAATAACCTCTAGATCAGGAACTTTTGGCGGTACGCAAACAACCATAACCCCTATATTTAGCCACGGGGACACTAAGATCTGGAAGGTTGGAATAACCTATGTTGGGGGATGAACAACGGCTTGAAGAGCTAGAGAATAAGCTCGCAGCTCTCAGCTCGCAGGTCGAAGGTCTTGAGCTGGAGAAACAGATAGACCCATTCTTTGAAGAGGATGTGCGTAGATTGATTAATGATTTCCGTGAGCAGGAAATTATTGAGTCTCAAGATCTAGATGTTACTGAAGTTAGTGCTGAGAACGACGCCGTCATCAGTGTCACTACGGCTATAGACGCACCTTTTAAATTGCACTGGATCAAGCCTGAATCCTGCGAAGCAATGACGGAGGAAAAAGCTCGTGCGGCCTTTGCGGTAGGGGTTGAGGAGCGTATAGGTACTGCTCAAAGCGTGCAGACCGGTGATGTATTAATCCTTCTTTGCCGTGAGCCTATTTCCGAAGAATCCTCTTCTGAGGATCTTCCTGGTAGCTTCTGTAAATTCATCGGTATGGCGGTGGATGTTTTGGGTAATCCAAACTCTAAAGAACCAGACGCAGAGGATGAGCATAAAATAACTGAGAGTGCTCAGTCTTTTGAGATATTTGTGTGGAGCTCTTGCGAGTGTTCGGGTGAAGAGTCTTCACCTGTCACAATCCCGTCTGCACTAGAAAAAGGCAGCACCTCGGATGGAGGTATGTATTTAACTCCTTTTCCTGGTTACGAGAATGAGTCCGACACCGCAGAATTTCTTGTATCTGCAGAGATACGAAAGGATAATGTAACATTAAAATCTGAGGTAGCTAAAACCATAAGCAATACTATTGAGATTAGCGAAAAACGTGCAGGTTATAACACGAAGCTAGTTCAATTATCTGAAGAATTAACTGATTTTTATCTAGATCGGGAGAAGAAAGATTACACTATAAAACATGCTTACGGTTATTTAGGAGAGAATACTTTTCAAATAGATAATTACTCTACTGAAAGTCTCAGCCTAAAAACTGCCGAGTGTGGTAATTTACAAGCTGTAAGTATTTCAGGAACCGAACTCGATCTATTTTTTCTAAAAGAAGGGCCTAAAGGATACGAGCAGTTTGATTTCTATTGGCGGCATGACCGATACCTAAGAAATTTAGTAGTATCCTTAGGTGTATCAATTGGTTTAGAGGATTCCGTAGCTATTGAAAGTTACAGACCAATAACTGCTCCTCTGGAAAATCCATTACCTGAAGACGAGTCCGTATTCCTCCCAATTTTAGACACTGTTAACGCTGATAAAATAGAGGTAACAGATGATTTTAATACTAGAGATATTAGCACAGTCAGCTTGTTTACAATCGATGAATCCGATGCTCCTCTAAAAGATAGCAAAATAATTCTTACTAAATCAGGTAGCCAGAAAAAATTTGCTTCGGGGTTGCTCATGGAGCAGCAAGATATCTCTCCGGTATCTATAAACAGCTTAGATTTTCCTGTAATTGATAAAGAGTATGTAAAGAACTGGCACGGACTCGGTGTGTCGGGGTTAAATTTACTTTCCTCTGCCACTACTAAAGACTCAGATAATTGGAATGTAAGCATTGGTATTAGCTTAAAGTACGAGAATCTCGGATTTGAGTCTGGGCTGCTAAATTCTGTAGGTAATACAGTATCTCTTGGTAATTCTGTTAATATACAAATACCAAAAGGAACTACGGATAATGCTGTATCAATAGCATCAGATCTTAGTTTTACCGGTCTCAAAAAGACTGTAACGGATGAAGGAGTTACTGTCAGTCTAGGTGCGTCCTGGAACTCACACCATTCGCAATTTACAGACGGGCTGTTCAAAGGGGATTCTGTGGATGTACCGCAGAGCAGCGAATCCTCTTTTGATTTAGAAATTACAGATCTAGTCGATTTGGGTGAGGGAGGAACTGCTGGAGATTATATTAAACAACTGAAAGATCTCAGCGGATCCGGGCATTACAATAATGGCGGATCTATGGATCTACAGCTTGAATTTCAAGAGCTTCGATCCCAGTTAGGATTTAATGACAGCGGGTTCTTTACAGGCGAAGAAGTTGCCAACTCTATATCCCAATCGGTCAGTATACATGTGCCGGCCATGGATGCTGTTACATTCCCAAGCATAGGTAAATCAGGTCTAGTAAATGTAGACTCTCTTCAAGATTTAACTCTCAGACCAGCAGATGGTGGGTTTACTTTACACGCTCGGTATGCCTACAATGGTTTTACCTTTCAAAAAGGTCTTTTTCTAAATCTTACATCTGGTACTGATGCTCAGGAAGGAGAGATGGGTTATGTTTCTCTAGGTTATATACCATTCCCGGAAATACCTACTGGAGAAAATAGCACAATCTCAGAACACCAACTATCATCGTTTGAACTAGTATCTGAATCAAACGACAGTGGCACTACATACAGGCTAACATATACTCCCGAGAAATATAGCCACAATTTTGAAGGCGGTCTTCTTAAAAGTGTAAGTATATCTTCAGCTGATTCGGAACCTGTATCTATTGCAGTTCCTAAGGGAATTACTTCTGATGAATATGAATCTCCAATTGATTTAGCTTCTCTGGAGATAAGCGAACCATTACCAAATGATAACGGTGATACTGAGTATAAAATTACTCTTACGCCAAAGACTTATAGTTCTAAGTTTGAGGGTGGATTACTAAAAAGTTTAAATATATCTACTGCTGCTTCTCAGGAAGTTAGTTTCACAATTCCAAAGGTTAGCGTGTATTCGCCTGAAGGGGTGAGCACTTACATAGCTCCGACCGAGCTATTTTCCGATTTTACTGCTAATGTAACTACCAAGGAAGTAAATGGTGTGCATGGTGCAAGCTATGTTTTATCACTAATCCCCAAAGAATTAGAGGCTAACTTTGAGCATGGTTTAACCAAAGATTTTAATCTTAATCAAGGCGCTCCGAAACAGGTAAGTTTTTTTGTTCCAGCACCTGATAACTATGTACCGCCCGATGGCGCTCGTATTTCTTTAAGCACTTTTGACTTTAGTGATTTTGCTATTAAGAGAACTGAAGCAGAAGGTGGTGGTGGAGATACTTACAGTTTTAGCTACGAACCTAAAAATTTAGTCTACCAAGTAGACAACGGTGTAGTTAAAAAACTAAACTTTACGAGCGGCGGCGAAGTATCTCTTGCGCAAAGTATTTTTGTACCTAAGCTCGGAGATTATAATAATAATACTGGGCACACAGTAAGAGATATATCCTCAATAGATGTTCGTGGAGTTTACGATCACGCTGTAATAAGCAGTTCAGGAGGGACCGGGGAAACTAGGTATTATATTGATTACGAATATAAGGATATAACTTTTAAAATTAATAATGGATTGGTAACAGATATTACTGCAACGGAGCTTCAAACCGCTACGAAAGGTCCAATTATCGTTCCTGGAGAAGTCCCTCTAAAATATTCATGCGATCCAGGCTATGGATGCCAGCCAGATCCTGCGGGTGAGTATGATGAGGATACTTGTGGTGGGAATTGTACCGCCGACGCCTATTACTGCGATTCAATACTAACATTTAGACCCTCCCAAATTTACGAATATTACAAAAGCGGTGGAAATAACGATAAATACACCCTTTACGATACTTGGTCAACTGGGAGCGTATCAGGTCCTTGTATGCAACAATATGTTAGTGAATCATCAGGTCGAATAACCGAGCTGGAGCTTCTTCCCGGAAGATCCCAGCCTCGTTTATCTCATGCCATGACTACTTTAGACGAAGACGGTCCGACCGTATACGGGACAGTCTTTCTTTCTTATGAAGTATCATCATGAATGAAGAAGAGTCAGTAACGGTTAATCTGGGGGATCCTTATGAGGATAACCCTAAAACAGAACCTGGGTTTACTACCTATGTAAATAACCCTGTAAATACCAATGAAGTCGGGGATTATACTGTCACTTACAACTTAATAAAAACTAACCCTACGTTTGAGGCTAAAACATATTTTAGGGTAGTAACTGTAGAAGATCCTAAACCAGTTATTACAATTAATGGGTCCGATAATGTATTCATTGCTGTCGGAACATCATATATCGATGCGGGGGCTGCCGCTGATAAAGGAACGCTTGAAACAATAATTCCCTCGGGTGGAATACGTAACGATACGCCTGGTAGCTATTGTATTCTTTATATAGCTACTCATAAAGGATTCCTTAGCTTTGCCTCTAGAACCGTCCATGTAGTAGGACAGAGTAGTGGAGTTATCGATCAAAAACCTGTGGGTGGTCTTGATATTACTGAGATTCTCACAAAACCTGGAATAGGCCTGGATATTTTGGAAATTGAAATTCCCTCAAAGCCAGAACTAGGCCTAGATATTTCAAGTATTGAAGAACTTTTAACTAAACCAGAACTAGGATTAGATATTTCAAGTATTGAAGAACTTTTAACTAAACCAGAACT